TACAACTGCCGAACTTAACATTTTAGATGGAGTTACATCTACAGCAGCCGAACTAAATATACTTGATGGTGTTACTGCAACTGCAACAGAATTAAATATACTAGACGGAGTTACAAGTACTACTGCTGAATTAAATATATTAGACGGAGTTACTGCAACCGCAGCAGAATTAAATGCTCTTGATGGTATTACAGCAACAGTTTCAGAGTTAAATATTTTAGATGGTGTTACTGCAAGTGCTGCAGACATTAATCTGATAGATGGAATTACAAATGGAACTGTTATAGCTAGTAAAGCTATTATAACAGATGCAAACAAAGACATAACTGGTGGTAGAAATATTACTATTACAGGTGAACTCGATGCAGCTACATTAGATATTAGTGGTGATGCAGATATAGATGGAACACTTGAAGCTGATGCTATAACAATTAATGGAGTTACTTTAGCAGAAACTATTTCTGATACTGTAGGAGCTATGGTAACAAGTAATACTGAAACTGGTATTGCTGTTACTTATGACGACAGTGACAATACTTTAGACTTTGTAATTGGCACACTTAACCAAGATACTACAGGTAATGCAGCTACAGCTACAGCATTAGAAACAGCTAGAACAATACACGGAGTTTCTTTTGATGGTACAGCTAACATAGACCTTTCTGAAGTAATTCAAGATACTGTAGGAGCTATGGTATCTTCTAACACTGAGTCAGGTATTACAGTAGCTTATGAAGATTCAGACGGTACTTTAGACTTTACAGTTGGTACATTAAATCAAGATACTACTGGCAATGCTGCTACTGCTACAGCTCTTGAAACTGCTAGAACTATTCATGGTGTATCTTTTGATGGTACAGCTAATATAGATTTAACAGAAGTTGTACAAGATACTGTTGGAGCAATGTTTAGTTCAAATACTGAAACAGGTATTACTGCAACATATCAAGATAGTGATGGTACTATTGATTTAACAGTATCAGGTGCAGCAGTTACGAGTATTGCTGATGCTGATGGCGATACTAAAATTCAAGTAGAAGAAAGTTCTGACGAAGATATTATACGTTTTGATGTAGGCGGTTCAGAAAAAGCTACCTTAAATGGTTCAGGAGTATTAGATGTTGATGGTGGTATTACGATTGATAATATTACTATAGATGGTACAGAAATAGATTTAAGTTCTGGAGATTTAACTATAGATTGTGCAGCAGATATTGTTCTTGATGCAGATGGTGGAAATATAGAAATGAAAGATGATGGACTTCATTTTTATTCTATAAGCAGAAGCGGAGATAACGCAATTATTCAAAGTGTTATATCAGATGGAGATGTAATAATACAAGGTAATGATGGTGGCTCAACAATTACTGCTTTAACTCTTGATATGTCAGAGGCAGGAGAAGCAACATTTAACTCTCACATAAACTTACCAGACAGTGCAAAAATAAAACTTGGAGCAGGAGATGACCTACAAATTTATCATGATGGAAATAATAGTATTATTGCAGATGAAGGAACAGGTGGATTATTTTTAAGAGGAACAAATACTGTAGATATACAAAGTGCGTTAGGACATAACTACTTAAAATCAACCATAAGTGCAGGAACTCAAATTTATTACGATAACTCAGAAAAGTTTGCAACTGTATCAGGTGGAGTAAAAGTCACAGGAAACATTGAAAATGCTTCTGGAGATATGACTATTGATGTTGCAGGAGATATTATCCTTGATGCCGATGGTGGTGTTATATCTTTACAGGACAATGGTACAGAAACAGGTCAACTAAAACCAGATAGTGCAGGTTTAGTCCTTCAAGCTGTAGGTTCTGATTTAGACATTTTCCTTTCAGGAAATGATGGGGGTTCAGCGATTACAGCAGTTAGAATAGATATGTCAGATGCCGGTGCATTAATTTGTAATGGTAATATTACAGCTTTTGGAAGCACATCAGATATAAGACTAAAAGAAAATATTGAAGTTATTCCTGATGCTCTTGATAAAGTAAAAGAATTAAAAGGAGTTACTTTTAATTACAAAAAAGATGGCAAAATTAGTACAGGACTTATAGCACAAGATTTAGAAAAAGTTTTACCAGAAGCAGTTTATGAATCTTCTGATGTAGATAATGACGAGGACAAACACTTAGCTATTCGTTATGGCAACACAGTAGGTTTATTAGTTGAGGCTATTAAAGAATTAGAAGCTAGAGTAAAAGAACTAGAGGGTAAATAATGGCTTTAGCAACTTCAGGTGCTTTATCTTTAAATGAAATTCACATTGAAGTTGGTGGTACTTCTGGTACTACATGTTCTTTAAATGATTCTGATATTAGAAACATAACTGAAGCTTCTGGCAAAACTATTAATAATACATTAGGAACTACTATAGATTTTAATAACTTTTATGGTGCTACTAATATTCCAACTTGGACTATTTCAATGACTCAGGGAAGTCATACTGTTACTGGTACAGGACCTAACTATGGTACTAATAGCAGTATTTATAGGGGTTTTGCTACTACTAATTTTAGTTATAGCTTTTCTTTTGGAAGTCTAGATGATGACCAAGACACATATTATTTTGATAATAACCCAATTAAAGCCATAAATACAAATCACACTACAGGAGATACAATAGGAACTCCCGGTTTTCAAGGTTTATATTTAAGAGTGCAAAAAGCTAATGCTACTATAGCTAACACAGATGCAGGTGCATTTAAGACAATGGCAGCAACTGTTTCTGGTAGTGGTAGTACTACTACATTAAACAGGTCAGATGCAACTTTTAGTTCTGCTAGTGGTGGTACTGATACTTCTTTACATTATAATACGTGGACATGGAGTAGTTCTTATGCAAATTCAAGTACTTTAGGTAGTGGTAGTGGTACTACATCAATAGTTTTTAGTCGTTTTTAAAATTAGATATGAGTGAAATAAAATTAAAAGAAGAATCTATGGAAGATACCTTACAAAATAAAGTATCTGGAGCTAGATTAGATTTTGATGAAAACAATAATCCTTTTTATAGATTAACTATGTATTTAAAAGAACCACATACTAATGTTGAATATTATATGGAGTTAAATAAAAACGACAGTAAAGAACTTATAATACAAAAAGAAGATGGAAATTATGTAGCAGAAGAAGATGTTGAATACTTACGTCAAATGTGGAAAGTTAAAGAAAATTCAACAAGATTACTTAGAGTATGGAAAGACGGAGAAAAAGGAAAAGATATTCCTGAAGAATGGTGGAATGACGGTGTAACAACAGTGCCTTTTGATACTGCTATGTGGGATGAAGTTTTTGTTGATAAAGAAAAAGTAAAGATAGATTATAATATAACTGTTGTCGGAGATGAAGCTGATAAAGTAACTGAATTAGTAACAAAGATTGAAGAAAAATTTCCAAATGAAAAAGATTTTTATGTAAATGACCATACTATTATTGGTGAATATTTAGATAATCATACAATAAGACCACCATATAAATCACATAATACAGTTACTCTTTACTATATGTATTATGATAAAACTGAGTATAAAAAATTATTAGAAGAATATAAAGTTCCACATCGAGATTTGTATTCCTATAAATTTTGGTACGGTCACAAATATGATATTGATTCAGGTGAAAGATTATTAAAAGTAGTAATAGAAGATTCAGATGCAGTAAGTAATTATCAAAAACATCCAGATTCTTTTATTCTCAGACCACAGCTACCACCTTGTATAGATGCATATTTTGCAAAAATATATTCGGAAGATGGCACAGAAGCAGATGAATATGATGTCTTTTTTTCAACAACATACGATATAATGCAAGACTATTGTGAAAAAAATAATCTTAAATTTCCTTTGCCTGATAATAGAATACATGACCATGTTTGGGTTTTTGGTCTTGTTTATGATAAAAATACTTTAGAAATAAAACAAACTAAAGCATACGTTAAAGTAGTTCAAAATCCTGAAAACTGGTTTGCTTTTGCTTCAAGTAGATAATGAATTTAGAAAAAGAAATAAAAAAAATTAATAAAAAATTCTATAAAAAAATAGAAAAAGAAAAAAAATTTAGAAAAAACTTTAACATAAAATTTTATAATTAATATGGAACTATCATCATACTTAATTTGGAATGCTTTTATAACATTAGTTTTAGCTCCAATACTTTATAACATTCGACAAAATGCTCAAGAAAATAAACGTATTGATATTTTGTTAAATAAAACTAGAGAAGAGATTGCTAGAGACTATGTTACTAAAAATGAGTCCAGAGCAGTTATGAAAGACTTAGTAGATAGGTTAGATAAATTAGATGAAAAGCTTGACAAACTCTTTGAATTAAGGTAAAATAGTAAATGAAAAAGAAATATAAACGAGCAGGAACTACTTCAGAACGTCAAGACTATCGCAAAGGTGGTCTTGTTGGTAATAGTAAAAGAGTAAAAGTTTTTGGTGGTGGCTATGGTGGTCCTTCTTTTAGTCAACAATATTCCGCAGCTTTAGCAGGAGGTGTGCCAAACTTATCTGGGGTCGATTTTAGTGGACTATCAATACCTACAAATGCACCTGCACCTAAACCTGAAGCACCACCTGACCCTTCAATATTTGAACCAGCACAAGCTACACAAGGACAAGAATTAGTAACTCCTCAAACACAAAGTAATAATACAACAATCGTACAAGGACAAAGTAGTATAGGTGTTGGAGATGTTGGAACAACTGCAGGAGAACCTAAAACAAATATACTTGGACAACCAATAGGAGGAACTACCATGTCAGAAGGAACTTTAAAACCAGAAGATGTAGATAGAAAAAGAAAAGATTTAGAATTACAGGCAGCAGGTCGTGGTATTCAAACTACTCCTATGCAAGTTAAAACTTTAACAGGTCAAGTAACAGGAGGAGAGTTAGAGCCGGGAACTGGAGATTTAGGTGGAGTACAAACTATAACTGGTACAACTGGACAAGTACAAGCCCCAGAACAAGTTACTACTGCTGCACCTACTCAAGCTGCTCAACCACAACAAGTAGCTCCTGCACAAATAGGTGCGGTTGAAACTGTAACTACTCAACCTACTCAAGCTGCGGTAGGAACTGTTAGTGATAAATCAGTAGCAGAAAAAGTAGATGTTAGTACTGTACCTACTATTACTGGTGTTAATGTAGATATTAAAGAAGGAGCATTAACTGATAGAGTAGTTGCTCAAATGTCTCCTGAAGCAGTTGCTCAAGCTGCTCAAGTAAATGGTTTAGATGTTAGAAGAGTCACTAGAGCAAAAGAAGAATTAAGAAATGCTGGTATAGATGAAATAACTATTGCAGAACTTGGTAATGACCCTGCAGCTTTAGAAAACAGATTAATGAATCTGACAGATAAAGATAGAGGTTTAGTTGCTGGACTACCTGAAGAAGCTTTAGTTAGTACACAAATGAATACTCTTTTAGCAGGTATTGAACAAGGAACTGTACCAACATGGGCAAGACCTGCAATGGCACAAGTAGATGCTATTCTTGCTCAAAGAGGTTTAGAAGCTTCTACAGTTGGTAGAGATGCATTATTAAATACAATTATTCAAAGTGCTTTACCAATAGCACAAAGTAATGCTCAAGCTATACAAACATCATTAGCTCAAGAAAGAGCTACAGAAGCTCAAGTAGCAATTAAAGATGCTGAGTTTAGACAGCAAACTGCTCTTACAAATGCAAACAATGTATTTAAATTAGACTTAGCACAGTTTAGTGCTGACCAACAAACTGCTTTAGCTAATAGTAAATTTTTACAAACTGTAAGTTTAGTTGAATCTAATAATGACCAACAAGCTGTTATTCAAAATGCTGCATTATTATCTCAAGCTAATTTAGCTCAAGCTACTGTTGACCAACAAAGACAGATAAATAATGCTAAAGCATTTTTACAAATGGATATGGCTAATTTAAATGCTGAACAACAAACTAACATACTTAATGCTCAACAAACACAACAAGCTGCATTAAGTAATGCTGCTGCTCAAAATGCTGCTAAACAATTTAATGCTACAAGTGAAAATCAAGTTAATCAGTTTATGGCTACTCTTGCAGCAGATACTGAAAAATTTAATACTACACAGATGAATGCTATTCAACAGTTTAATGCTTCACAAGCAAATGCTGCTGCAGCTAGAGATTCACAAAGAAGTTTTGATTTAGAAAAATTTAATACTGGAATAAAAAATCAAATAGAACAATTTAATACTGCATTAGAAAATAATAGAAGAGAGTTTAATGCTAAAAACAGTTTAGCTATTGCTCAGTCTAATGCTCAATGGCGAAGACAAATAGCAACTGCAGATACTGCTGCTATTAATGCTGCTGCTGAACAAGCAGTTAAACAAAACTTTTCATTAACTTCACAAGCTCAACAAGCTTTGTGGCAAGACTTGAGAGACCAAGCACATAATATATTTACAGGTGCTAGAAAAGATAAAGACATAGTAGCTCAAATAGTTGCAGATTTTGCAGCTAATCAATTTGCAAATGATGCAGCTATGAATGGTATGCTAAAAGTAGTTAAAAGTACAATAACAAGTCTAACAGACTATTCAATATCATAGGAGGTGCGACTTCTTAAAGAAACTAGGTAAAGCAATCGGAAAAGGAATTAAGGGTGTTGTCAAAGGTGTTGGCAAGGTCGTTAAAGGTGTCGTAAAAATACAAAAAAAAGTATTTAAGGGTGTCGTTAAACTTGCTAAAAAAGCATGGAAGAATAAATATATTCGGGCAGGACTATTAATTGCTGCAATCGCTACGGGAGTGGGGGCTATTGCTGTAGCTGGAGCTACTGGAGCAGGGGCTGGTGGTATATTAGCTGCTACAGGTCTTAAAGGTGCATCGGCATTTGGAGCTTTAATGAAAGCTGGATTTGTAGGTTTTACTGGAGCTGCCGGAGCTACTGCTGGATTAATAGGAAGCGGAGGAAGTCTTGGTTTAAGTGGTAGTATTTTAGCTGGAGGCTCTGCTATTACTCCAGTTGCCCCAACAGCCGTATCATCTGCAGCTTTATCTACAGCACCAATGACAATTTCAAGCTTACCTGCTGCTGCCCCAACTACTTTTAGTTCAACTTTAGGAGCAGGAGCAACAACTGGTGGAGGAACATTTATTGGAGGATTAGGAGGAGCTACTTCTACAGGAGGAATGAGTTTAGCATCTACAGCTAGTACAGCAGCAGGAACTTTTACTACTACTACACCTGTTCTAATGAGTGCTCCTGCGACTGGAACTTTTACTGCTACTACACCTCTTTCTGCTACTGTAAGTTCTTTTACTCCTGCAACAGGAACTTTTACTGTTCCTACAACATCAACATCAACAGCAGCTAGTGCAAGTTTTTCAACTACTCCGGGAACAAGTATAACATCTAGTCCTGTTAGAATTGCAAAAAGTCGTGCTACGAGTAAAAAATATGGGTTTCTAAATGATTTAAAAGAAGGCTTAAAGGGTGGTGTTATAGATGGTGCAAGAAGTCTTGTTGGAAATAGTCTTTATAATTTAGTCATGCATGGTGATATTAAAGGAGAAAAGTTTGAACAAGACCTTACAGCTACTGGTGGAGGACAAGCTAGTAGTTACATGGGTAGTTATGCTTTACCAAGTGCTATAGACTATGAAGCTTCTGGTATAGGTGGTGATACTATTGGCAATACTTATGTCAGTATGTTACAAAATTTAAATTATGGTACAGGTTCTCTTGATTATGCAAGACATACCAATATGGCTCTTATGAGAGGAATCCAAATACCTCAAATACAATATGCTTAGTTATGTTAAAAAAAGATAAAAAGTTAAGAAAAGTTGTTAATCCTACAGTAAGTGGTGCAGCTTTAGAAATAATAAATGAGTTAGATAAAAATGATGTAGCTCTTGAAGAATTTACTGGCGGTGATTTTTTTGAAAGACCAGATAATCGTGGTGAAGAAAAATTACCTTTAGCAGATGTAAAAAACTCAGAAAACATGGCAGAAAATTTAGAGTTTATAACATCTCACTTATCTGAAAGACAAGATGTTCCCGGAGCTTCTTTAACAAATGACCCAGAAAAACCTTATCCTTGGGAGCAACCACCACAGTTTGCAAATCCTAGAGAAGCACAAGACTATATGTACACTTTACTTTCTACTCCAGAAGTAGCAGGAGATGTAGTTACAGCATTAGGTCAAGGTATATCTGTAATGGACTTGACAAGTTTATTTATATTTACTGGTTTTATTAGTGGTAAATTTACTCCAGATGTAGGTTTATTAATTGGTGAATCAACAGCATATTTTATTATGACTCTTGGAGAAATGGCTAATATTGAATATAAAATCGAAGACGATGATACAGATATAGATGAGTTTATCGAAAAAGATGTAAATGATAAAATCATGGAATTAAATAATATGGAAAGAATAAGACAGTTATCAAATCAAAATAAAGTTCAAAAAAGTGATATACCAAAAGAAATTTTGGCAGAAGCAGAACAAAGAGTTGATACAAGTTTATTAGCTCCAACAGAAACAGAAGATAATAATTTATTAGATAGGACAGAGTAATGGCAAGAGAAATAGATTTAAGTGGAATAGCAGCAGGAGTACAACAGGCTAATCAAGCTAGAAGAGATTTTGTTAAAGATGCTTTTGATGACGAAAGAGATGACAGGTTTAAATCAAGCTTTGTAAAACCTTTTGTTCAAGAAACTGTTTTTGATGGTCCAGAAAGAAGAAGAAAAGAACGCATTGAACTTCAAATGCGTGGTCCTGAACTTATGAACAGTATTAATAATTCTAAAGCTAAATTAATTAACAGTCGTAGTGAAAGTTTAAAAAGTACCTTCGATAGAATTGAAAACTATGCAGATGGTCCTGAAGCAGGAGCAAGAATTGTAGCAGAAGAGTTAATGGCTAATTCAGAAATAGGTAAAACATTTTTAGGTAGTGGCATATTTGACCCTAATGACCCTAAATATAGTTTTGTTCCTGCAACTCTTAAAAATCAAATGGCACAACTTTATGAAGAAAGAATTAATAAACAAGCTGAATTTATTTTAAAAACTCATAATGAAATAAAAGACTCTGGAATTTTAAAAAACTATGATGTAAGTAATGCTTATTTAATGTCTCAAGCTAATTTTGACAAAGCAACTGCTGCAATTAATTTAGACGTGGGATTATCTGACCCATTTAGACGAGGAGTTAATGCTATATTTGGTGATGACGAAGCTGCTGATGTTGCAATGCTTTACAAACAAGCCGGTGCAATTCAAGATAAAATAAATAAATTTTATGAGGAGTCTGAAAAGTTTGTTAAATTAAATAGCACTATTGTTAAAGTTGATGATAATTTAACTACTTATTTAAGTGCTGTTAATAACCTTAATGAAGAAGATTATAAAAACTTTACTAAAGACTCTCGTATTGCAATCAATCAACTTGGTACAAATGACCAAAGCGAACTTTATAAAAATATTTTTACTACTCGTGAAGGTATTTTAGCTCAATGGGAAGATGGTGAATTAGATGAAAACGGAAATTATGTAGCTAATCCAACAAGATTTGACGGCAGTAAGCTACCTGTAAATCCTTTTGGAATGGTAAGAACTTTTAGAGAAACTTGGTTCGGTAAAAATGATGCAATGGTAGCTGAAGAAAACATTACTTATCGTGAAAGAGCTATTGTTGATGGTAAATTAGTTGAAAGAGATGTTCCACTAGGAATTTCAGACTTTAGAAGTTTTTTAGGTGGTATGGTAACTAATGTTGCTACCGGTTTAAAATTTGAATCTGAAAGAGTTGGCAATACTTTTGCTAAATCAGATGCAGATTATTTAAATGCTGCTTATGTTCTTTTAGCTAAAAATGGTTATATAAGAATGAAAGATGCTAATGATATTGAAAAAGGTTTAATTCTTGTAAGACCTTTAAGTACTTCTCAAGTTATTTCTGGAAGTGGAGCACTTTCTACAGATGAAAGAGAAAGATTAGGTATTGATAATTTATACAACATGAGTGTAAATAGAACAATAAAAGATGCTGAAAAAACTGGTGGAGGCGATGACGAAACATTTGTTAAGACTATTACAGCTAATGCAGAAAATGATATAGAAGAAGAATTAGACGAAACTGAAGATGTCGATGATAGAGAAAGACTTTTTATAGCTTTAGATGATGTTAATAATTCAAAGCTTAGTGATAATGACAAGCGTAGATTAATTGTAAAACAACTAATTGCTCCTACTAAAAGTAATCAAGGAGTATCTTATGTATACGATGCAGCAGCAGGTTTAACATACACTGCTGGAGAATTGACTAAAGCAGATGCAGAATCTATTTACAAAAGACTTCTTTTAGTTAATGAAGTAGACTCAGACCCTGAAATAAGAGGTTTAATAGATGCAGTATTTACTGGTGGTAATTTAGCTGATACTATGCAACAAGATTTCGCTTTAAAACGAACTCCTATACCTCCATTTATTAGAGGTTTAATAAACTTTAATGATAGACAACAACAAGCTTTTGATTTAAAACAATTAGAAGACTATGCTAATGGTAATAGTTTTATAAGTGCTAGAAGGCTAAAAACATTATTTGAAAAATATGATTTGGAAGCAAACGCTAGTCCAGAAAAAGTTCAAGAATTTTTAAGAAATATATAATATGTCTTTATTTGATATTAAAACTCCTAATTTAAAGGAGAATAAACCTGTTGAAAAACAGCCGATAATTTTACAAGATGAACCAATTAATCATCGTGGTGAGGGTAATTTTTTATTAAAAGATTATCAAAGTAAAAATTTATTTACTATTGATGATTCTAAAATTAAAACTACATCTTTTAATCAACAACCTTTTCAATTAGATTATAGAACTCTAAAACCTAATTATGGTGTTACAGACTTTGAAAATAATAAAGAAGTTATTAGAGATGCCGAAAAAGTTTTAGGATATTTTGGCAGTAATGATGAGATTGTTGAGTGGTTAAGAGATGCTGAAATAAGCACTACGAGTTTAGTTGCTAGAGCATTTAAAGCAAAGAATGCACCAGATGATGTAAAACTAGCTTATGCTAGACTACAAAATAATTTTCGCAAAGCTAATTTAAAAAATCCTACTGAGTGGATTGGCTTACTAAAAAATGGTTTTGTTGATGTAATGGCAGACCCATTAACTATTCTTTCTTTAATAGCTGCTCCTTTTACAGCAGGAGCTTCTTTTGCTGCTAAAACTGCAATAAATCAAGCTATTAAACAAGGTCTTAAAAGATACAGTCTTTCAGAAGCTACGAAGTTAGGTACAAGACCAGCAATATTAACTGGAATAGAAGGTGCTGCTTGGTCAGGCTTACATAACTATTACAATCAAGACTTAGATATTAATTTAGGACTAAGAAATAATCTTGATTTAAATGAGTTATTAACAGTTACTACTACAGGGGGAGTGCTTGGTGGTGCATTAGGTTTTACATCTGGAGCATTAGATGGTCGTAAATATTTTAAAAAATCATACATCTTACATAATGCTGATGAGCAAATTAAAGTTGCCGACTCTAAAACTAGAAAGCAAGTAGTAGAAACAGAACAAGCTTACGATGCAGTTTTGCCTACCTTTAACAGTCCTAAAGTATTAATGGAAAGAGCTATCGGAGGATTTTTTGGTAAAGCTACTACTCCGTTATTAACTATTGCTAAGTCTTCTAAAACTTTAGATTACTTTTTAAGACAGCTCCGTTATGATTATGGTCGTACAACTTTTGGTTCTGGTTTTAAAGAAAAAACAAACGAAGAAGCTTTATCTTTATATGAAGGTATAGCTTTAGGTTTTGGTAAAAGACATTATCCATTAGAACAAATATTTAATAAATTAGGCAGGACTTCTAGATACGAAAACTTTTTTCAAGCAAGAATTACTAGAGAAGACAATGCAGCTCTACTTAAATTATTACAAACTAGAGGAACAGCTAAACAATTTGAATACAATAAAGAAGTTTTAGATATTTCTGATGAAGTAAGAGAAGCTTACAAAGGTATAAAAAAATTATTAGATGATACTTTTGATGAAGGTGTTGATGTAGGTATTTTTAGAAAACAAAACAGAGTTCAAAATTATTTTCCAAGAATATTTTCTTTTGGTTTATTACAAGCAAATAAATCACAATTTAAAGATTTATTAAAAAAACATGGTTATGCTACACCTATAAATACAAAAACAAAAAAATATCAAAAATATTATAATAAATTAGAATTAGATAAACCAGAAGGTGAAAGAACTATTGAGTTAGGTATTCCTGCTGATGCCAGAACTATTGACCAAGAAGCTTTTGGATTACAACAAAAATATGGTGTTGATAGTTTTGAAGACTTGGCTATACAAAGAGGAGCTAAAGAATCTGAAGTAGCTGAAAAAGCTATTGATTTAAAAGCAAATGAAATAGTTGAGAATATGTTAGCAATGCGACATACTCCATTTGAATTTAGACCTACTGGAAGTGTTGGTGCTGGAAAAGGCTATATGCAACATCGAGTGTTTACCAAAATACCTGATGACGAATTAGTAAACTTTTTAGAAACAGATGTTACTGATGTTTTAACAGATTACTTTACTAGCACAACTCAGACCATAGAAAGAACTAAAAGATTTGGTTTAACTCTTGGTGACTTTGATGAAAAAATTATTCAAAAAATAGAACAAGAATTAAATGATAATTTACCTGCAAATTTAAGTACAGAACAAAGAATAAAATATGGTGAAGATATTCAAACTATTTTACAGAAAGTTAGAGATTTGCATGGTAAGAGTACAGGATTAGATGTTGATAGACCTACTACTTTAGGTGGAGGTAAACTACAAACTATTTCTGAATGGGGTAGATTAACTCAACAAGTAGCTCACTTACCTTTAGCAGTTATTTCAAGTATAACAGAACCTATCATTATGTTATCGAGAGTAGGGGTTACAGATGCTCCTGCAGCCGTAGCAGAAATAGGAAAGTCTATTGTTAAAGGTATACAAAAAACTGTAGACAGAACTATACAAGGAGCAAAATCGGTTGCCACTGGTAAAAAAGTTACTTTTAAAGACTTGGATGACGATTATTGGAAAGAGCTTTATGATGTTGGTTTAGCTTTAGAATCTGCAACACTTGATGGTTTTGATAGACTTGCAAGTGGTGATGCTTTAACTGGTAGAAGAGCTAAGGGTTTACAGAATATGTTCTTTAAAATGAACTTTCTTACACAATGGACACAATCAGTTCAAGCAGCTTCTTTTGTAACAGGGCAAAAAATTATTAGACGAAATGCTCAAAAGCTTTATGAAGATTCTATTGGAGCAACAACTTTATCTACTGGTAATTTTAGAAACGCTGGAGTAAATCAAAAAGATTATTTAACAGGACAATTAAATGAATTAGGTATTGACGAACAAGATGCAATTAATTGGTATCGTCAATCTTTAAATGAAAATAAAGAATTTGATGTAAATTTATCTCAACAATTAGATTTTTATTCTGAGAAATATTTACCCGGAGCAGGAAGATTTGTTAACGAGGTTATTCTTAACCCTTCTGTTGCAGCAGCAAATAAACCATTAATGTTTAGTAGCCCCGCAGGGAAACTACTATTTCAATTTGCTGGTTATCCGACTGCATTTAATAACATTGTAATGAAAAGGTTTGTAAATGAAAGTTTTAAATACCCGATGTCTGCTTCTCCTAAAGTTCTAGGGGCTACTTTAGCTATGACTTCAGTAGCCGTATTAGGTAATTATTTAAGAAGTGAAGGTACTTCTTTTGTGGACTATCAAACTGGTAGACCAAAAACAGAAGGTGAAATAATAGCAGATGCTTGGGCAAGATGGGGAGGCTTTGCTTTCTTTGATTATGCTAGAAGAATAAATCAAAATTATAAATATGGTTCAGGAACTATTGGTTCACTAGCTAAAGGAGTAACTGGTCCTTTACCTGCAGATGCAGTTGACATGATTTTATATAGAAAAGGTATTTTTTCTATAGGAGCTTCTAACACACCTTTTTATGGAGCTATGGGTTTATTTGATAAAGATGCTCAAAAAGCTTGGCGAACAGCAGGAAGAGAACTAGATAAAAAAGTAGAAGGATTTATTTTTGGAGAAAAAAAATCTTCATCTAATAGAAGAATGAGATATAGAACTGGAGGACCTTCAGTTAATGTTCCTAATGCTCCTGATAGACCAGAAGAAAGAGTAAATAAAAATACTGGTGTACCTTATGACTTAGAAGCTGGACCAACTGCACAGCCTGAAAAGAACAGAAGTGGCTTGAGTGAAGAAGGTAAGTTATTAGCAACACTTCAAAGAAGACAGAAAAAATTTACAGGTGGTGCAGAAAATTTAGTAGAAGATACAGTTTTAGATATGGTTAAAGATAAGTCTTGGTTTAAAAGAGCTACTGAACCAGAAGGAGAATTATATAAAGGCAAACATACTTTACTAACAACTTCTATGGAAGTAGACGGTAAAGAATATTTATTTCCTACAATTAGAGAAGTAAATGGAAAACTTAAAAAACTATCAAATCAAGCTGCTCTTAAAGAAGCAATGAGAAAAAAAGATTTTTTAGTCTTTGAAGGTAAAGATAAAGAAGAAAGAATTGCGAAGGCTAACGAAGTATCTGAAATAATCAGCAATCTTGTTATGCCTACAAGAGAAAATAGAATGAAAAAAGTTACTGGTGGTGTTGGAGCAACTGTTGAGTCTTTGATTAATAAAAAAAACAATGAACCTGTTAGATATAACAATCCCGGAAATATAGAAGAAGGTCAAGGATATGCAGGAGAAACTGGTAATGTTTATAACGAAAAAAGAAGAAAAGAAGGAATGAAAGCTTTTGTGGTATTTGATACTCCAGAAGCCGGTATTCGTGCAATCATGAGAGATACTAGAAGTAAAATTAAAAATAGTAAAGGAGATTTAAAAGCTATGATATATAGATATGCTCCTCCAAGTGATAAAAACCCTACAGAAAAATATTATAATTTTGTTTTAGGAATGGTAAATAATAAAAAAATTGTAACTGAAGAAGACATACCTAATATTGTGAGAGGTATTATTAAATTTGAAAATACAAAAGAACTTGCAGATTTTTATTTACAGCCAGAAATTTTTAACAAAGCGATTGCAATAAGTAAACAAGATTTTAAAACTGGAACTACTACTCAACAAATGTTAGAAGCAGTTAATTATTATAATAAATGATACTATATAGAGAAAAAGATTTAGATGAAGCTTACAAGGTAGATTGTAAAGCTCGTACTCGTAATGACATGCCTTGGATAAAGCGAGAAGATTTTAGAAAAATATACGAAGACTTAATGGATTTATATATGATACAACTAAGCCCTAAACAGCTTTTAGAAGTCGAAGAGATTCCTGAAGTATTACTAGACTCATTAAAAGGAATACTAAATAAAAGCTTACACTTTGAACCAGAGGAAAAATAATGGGCTTTCCTTTTGAAATAATTACCATGCTTGGTTCTACTGTACTTAGTGGAGTTATGAGTATCTGGGCAGAAAGTAGAAAGGCAAAAGCAGAAGAACAAAAGCTACTTATCTCTAGAGGTGAGTTTGAAATGAAAGCTGTAGCTGCTGCTCGTAATGTAGAGAATGTAGGCTTTCAATGGACTAGAAGAATTATCGCACTAACTGCTATCTTTGCAATCGTAGTACTGCCAAAATTAGTTGCAGTCTTTGCTCCAGATATTTCAGTGACAGTTGGTTATACGCAATTTAAACCCGGATTTTTATTCTTTACACAAGATGTAGAGATATTTAAATGGATAACATTTGAGGGCTTAGTAATAACTCAATTAGATACAAACTTAGTATCGGCTATCATTGGTATGTATTTTGGTGGTAGCTTAGTAAAGCGATGAAAGGATTAGACTATATAGGCATAATAGAAACAATAGGAATACCTATGGTAGCTGCTATTGGTATGGGGTATTTAGTATGGCTAGTAGTAAAGTTTTTGATGGCTGACATTCATAAAAAATTAGATACTCAGCATCAAATGATTGTTGCCTTGATAGATAGAATCAGGCAAATGGATAATGATATGATTCGGATTGATGCCATGTGTAGAGCTGCAATGGGTCTAGACCCTGACGTTAGCCGAATAGCCAGAGCAGACGGTCAAAAAGACCAACGCAAAGACTAACTCATAAAAACTTTATCAGGTGCTGAATAGCTTGTCTATTCGGTAGAATTAACTATTTTTCACAGGAGGTAAAAGAGTGAGGACAGACGAAACTGTATGCGTACTATGCATAATGTTTTGGGTTGCTTGTGGTATGTTTTATGCTACTGTAACTTTTTAATCCGTATTTTGAACACGGGCATTTAAACAAGATTCAATATAACTATGTATTTCATCAAGTTTAACTGTAGCTTCTCTTATGATAACCCGAAGATTTTCATAGTCTTGTCGGGATAGATATTTTTTAAGTTTCGCTATATCAACTTTAGTTCTTTCAGTGACAAGGTTTCCACTTTTGTCATACAGCAATCTATAAGCTAAAAGTTGTGCTTCATTTCGTTTCGTTTTCATTGTTAAATCCTGCAAAGGTTAATTGTCCGTAATCACCTCTGAGTCCAGCTTTCTGATATGAAGTAGCTCTACCTTCAAAAAAGTTTTGATGTTCAACTCCCAACACATCGTCTAACCATGTCAGAGGATTATCTTTTTGATTAAAGTTAGGTTTAAGTCCTAACTGTAATAATCTCCTATCGGCAATGTATTTGTTATACGCATACATTTCCTCTTTGGTTAGCCCTTCTATATCTCCCATCTCAAATACTAAGTCAAGAAACTTTTCTTCAAGTTTTACCATCTCTCTACATATCTGATAGATTTCTTTTTTAAAGTCGTCTGTCCAGATTTCTAGATTTTCTTTGATAAATTCTCTAAATAATTTAGTCATAGCTTCTACATGTAAGCTTTCATCTTTAATAGAGTATGCCACAATCTGACACATACCTTTCATCTTACCAAATCTTTGAAAGTTCATTAGTATAGCGAAGCTACTGAATAGCTGTAAGCCTTCCGTAAAGGCTGAATAAACGGCTAAAGCTTTAGCAATAGTCTTCTTATCAGATTTAATAGTTTTAAGGTCTGTAATGTACGCATGTTTGTCAGACATTTCTTCGTATTCAGCAAAAGCTTTGTACTCTATCTCAGGCATTCCAACAGTATCTAATAGTAAACTGTAGGCATGTTGATGAATTGCTTCCATATTGCCAAAGGACAGCATCATCATTCTAGCTTCTGGAAGTTTGAAAAGTTGCATATACTTTTCTACATAACCCGAAGCAACATCTACATCTGACTGAGTAAACAATCTGAATATCTGAACTAAAAGATTCTTTTCTGAATCAGTTAATCTTTCATTCCAATCTTTTACATCAGTATGTAGTGGCACTGACATAGGATGCCAATGCATTCTGTTTTGTAAATCGTAATACTCAAACATCCAACTGTAGTCGAATGGTTTGTAGTAATCTCTAGTTTTTAATAAGCTCATTTATCCCTCACAAGCAATACATTCCACATCATCTAACTTTATTCGTGGAACTTTTATATTAACATTCTCTGCAGCTTTAGCAGCATCAGACCTAAAATAATAAAGTGATTTTAATTTATTCGCACCATACCAATGAACATCACTAACGTATTGTAAGTATTCATTATGTTGTTCTTGGTCCTGAGTTGAGTCAGGTAAGATAAAAAATAAATTAACACTTTGACTTTGACATATAAACTCTTGTCGCTTATATGCATGTTCGACAACCCAGATTTGATTTATCTCATCTGCAGTTTTAAATACTTCTTTTTCTTCTTTTGTAAATAACTTTAACTCTTGTATTGACCCACGATTATCACTAATATCTTGCCAAACTTTCTTACGCTTTTTATGGTCAGTTACTTTTTTGTTAATGAGTTTTTCGAGGTTTTTGTTTTTGACTTTATAGCTTCCAGATAGCGTTTTGTGAGTGAATACGTTAGCCCTGACGGGTTCGATGGATGGAGAAGTTCCCCCACAAATAATACTGGAACTAGCATTAGGTGCAACAGCAAGGAGATGACAATTCCTAAGACCAGAATTAGAAATATCAGGAGCTTCCCCCCGTAGTACAGCAAGTCTTCGAGATGCATTGACAGCAGCTCCCTTGATGAACTTAAATAATTTATAGTTGATTCCAGTCGAGAAGATTCCCTCAAAGGGAATGTTTTGATTCTGTAAATAAGAATGAAAACCCATTGCTCCAAGACCAATAGACCTTTCACGATAGGCTGAATAAGCAGCTTTTGTAAAACCTTCTTTGCCTTCTTTAATGTGCTTTTTAAATCTTTCATAGTTTGCATTGTAACCTCCAAGTGAATTTAAATCGACTGCGTTTTCAATAAAGTGTTCTAGTACATTGTCAAGCATAGTGACTAAATCATCAATAAATTTTTCTTCCTTAGACCATTCATCAAAGTGTTCAAGGTTAACACTTGACAAACAACATACTGCAGTTCTTTCGTCATTAGTAGGTAAGGTTATTTCTGAACATAAGTTACTTTGTTTTACCTCTAAACCTAAATCTTTTTGTCCTTGTGGTAAAGCATCATTACAATTATCTATATTGACAATGTAAGGCTCTCCAGTTTCTGCTCTAGCATCTAATAGTTTAGACCAGAGTTCTCTAGCTTTTATAATCTTAACAGCTTCATTTGTTTTCGGGTCAATCAATCGCCAATCGTCATCTTCTTCTACAGCTTTTAAGAACGCATTAGTTATATTAACTCCATTATGTAAGTTCAAACATTTTCTATTTACATCACCACCAGATTCTTTTCTCATTACCATGAACTCTTCAATCTCCGGATGTGATATATCCATGTAAGCAGCATAACTACCTCGTCTAGTTACCCCTTGATTAAAAGCTAACATTTGCGAGTCTACTACTTTCATAAATGGTATTGAGCCAGTAGATTTACTACCATTACTTGTAGGTATACCATCACTTCTAACATCGCCCCAATAACCACCAATACCACCACCAGAACTTGCTAACCAAATGTTTTCATCATAGTGGCTAGATAAACCTTCACGATTATCAGGAACATAATTAAGAAAACAACTGATAGGTAATCCTCTAGTTGTACCACCATTAGAAAGAATAGGGGTAGAAAACATAAACCAAAGATTAGAAACATAGTTATAAATTCTTTGAGCCATGTCAAAGTCGGTTTCTTCTTTAAATGTAGAAACAAATACTGAAGCTCTAGCAAAAGCTTCTTGTGGCGAGGTTTCACTTTGCCATAAGTATCTATCTTGAAGAGTATCTAAACTAAACTTGTCTAGTTTTTTATCTCTGTCATAGTTTATAATTATTCCTAAATAAGGATGTTCACCCTTTTTTTCCATTCTTTTCCTCCAATCTTAAAATGTAAATTGCTATCATTGTATAGTGTATAATCTTTAGTAAGTCATCAATATTCTTACCATCTTTTTTACCAAACCTCATGGCATACTTCATAATGTTGCCCATAGCAAACCCTTCGCCATAACCAGCATCAAGTATCATGTCAGTAGCTTGATATTTTCCATGTGAATAGTGCTTATCATAAGTACCATCAACATAATGTTCTATCATTTTTAAAATAACTTTTTCATCAAATTTATAATTCATTGTCTTTCCATTCATCAGGTAAATTGCCTTCATAAAACCAACGGAAGTCATTAGCCTCTGCCCATTCAGCATGAGTTCTTTTAGTTCCGTCTCTTCTTTTTTTAGCTTGAGGCATGGGAGCATAAGGTTTTTGAAAAAAGAAAACCAATTCAACATTGTCAGGTAAAGCATCACGAATGTGAATGTATTTACTGTACTCTGCATAATCCCAAAATCTGCCCTTAGCTTCAATTAAGATAATCTTTTCGTCATCAAACACTCTGACAAAATCAGGTTCGTATTTTTTAGGAATATTATAACTAACTGTATCGTAATGATGCAGCCATTTATTAAATAATCTTTGATGTATTTCGTATTCCCAATGGCTGTCATAGCCTCTAGGAATACCTGCCTCTTTCTTAGGTCTTGGTTTTCTTGGTTTTCTTCTTGCCATTTTTCTTTACGGTAGAGTCGTAGTTCTTAGCAAGTTTCCAATACTCTAAAATATTATTAAACATTCCTAAGTGTTTAGTGTGTGATTCTTTATCCCAAACATGATATAAAATAATTTCAGTATCTTTTCGGTCTACAAAAATAGATATTCGTTCTGCTTTCTTAAAACCACAACCCTGAGCATAAGCTGAAAGTTGCATACCATGTTCATCATAAACTAATTTAGCAGGGTCTTTGCCTTCTAAATTATCTTTAGTTTTAAAGTCAATAAATATTCCTGATTTAGAATACAAATCAACTTTACCACCATAGCCTTGTGTAGCACAAAAAGAATCTTCTGCTATCCAATCTTCTTTAGGAAAAGTTTCATCTAACCAATCTTTAATAATTTCGTATGGTTTAGTTTTTTCTTTACCTAAGAAACCTCTTTCAATCATGCCATGTATTTTAGTACCTCGTTCTGCAGCTTCAATACTAATCTTTTTAGAGTCGTGTTTACACCTAGCAGAAAACTCATCAAGCGATTCATTCTCGTATCTTTCTAAAGATAGTGCTGAGTTTAGAGCCTGATTTATTTTCCAGTTTTCTAAAGAGGGTTTAGCTATCATACCAATAATCGTTGTGACAGAAGGTACTAAGCCTAATGTTTTTGCATCTCTTAATGTGGTATTTCTTTCCCTACCATTAGCACCAATGATAGTGTACATCGGCTCTCCTTCTTGAGTGTACCAATGACCTGATTCAGACGTGAACTTATTATAGTTGTCTGGTTTGATTAAGTCAAACTCTTCTTCGTTTTTATTACTTTTTGGTATCATCATCTAACTCCTTAAATGCTTTTATTACATCTGTTGAAAATAATTTAGGTAAATTAACTAAGAACATTCTACTAGCATTATGGTCTCCACCACTTACAGTCTTGAAAGTATCTAATTTATCTACAATCTTTTTAAGTACCTCAGTCTTAAAAACTAAAGTACAGTATTCTTCATCTCCGATACAGAGGTTGTGAAACCAATAATCTGATTCAGTAGCACGAATACCAGAGGGTTTACCCCATGATTCATACTCAATACAAATGTTATTAGTTCCTGCCCATATATCTCTTTCTGATTTAACCTCAATCTTTTTGTTGGTTAACATCTCTGCGATTCTATCTTCTCTGATAGAACCGTATTGTAAATCAAGGTCAAACTTCTTTCTATCTTTCTTAGTGGGTTTCACTCCAGTTCCCTCCTAGCTTGTACTCGCCAGTCAAAGCACATCTCATGCCTAACTGCTTTCCTGCTTCTTCAATACATTCAACACCCATAAGACCAGTAAATTCTGCTATGTCTTCTTTAACTTGCATCTGCCATTCATCGTGAATGTTAGCAACAAACTTAGCATCAAGTGTATTTAATTTTATTTTATTATCAAAGATACACATAGCTTTTTTCATAGCTATCGCACCTCCACCTTGTAGTAAAGTATTTAAAGCAGCATGTTCATGCCTTACATAAATCTTTCTACCATCTAAACCTTTTAAGAATCCTCTTCTCGAAGCTTCTCGAACTCTGTTCGTAAGAGTTTCAAGTGATGGCAAGTTGGTAAGAAAACGCTTTCTAAGTCGCTTACCATCTTCTCTTTTTCCTCCAACCACTGTTCCAAGCTTTTCATCTCCAGCTCCGTAGATAAGTGCATAGATGAAAGTTTTTGCTTTATCTCTAGATTCAAGTCCTGCAAGTTCTTGATTTGTTTTGTGTATATCGCCATTAATAACCTCGTCAATATATTCTTCGTCATTCATGTAGTGGGCTAACATTCTAAGTTCTAATCCACTAGCATCAATACCTAATAATTTATAACCTTCTGGCACAATCCAACAAGCACGACAGTCTTCTCCATACGGACTGTAAACTCCCGGGATTTGAGCCATGTTAGGATTTCTATGAGTCATCCTGCCAGTAATTGTACCGTTAGGTATTACTTTACCATGCACTCTTTCGCCTTGTAGTTCATCTATCCATGAGGAGATTTGAGCTATACGCTTTTGTAATAATAAAAACTCGGCAATGAGCCGAGCTTCTTGGATGTGTTCTATCTTTTTAAGTGTACCTTCATCAACTATAGGTTGACCCGTAGGTGTAAATCTTTCGGGTTTCCACCCAAAGTCTACTAAGTATTCACCAATTTGTTTGCGACTACCAAGATTAAACTCTTGTAATTTTCTACGCATAAATGGGTCATAGTTTTTAGTAGTTAAACACTTTTCATATTCTTCATCGGTCATGCCACGTTTAGATAACGTGCCGTCTTTCTTTATGTAGGGTGTGACAAGTTTATCATCGACCCACTTAGGTTTAAATGTTCGTTGTACTTCATCTTCTACTTCTACCATTCTAGATTTTAACTGTGCTAAAAGCATGGTAGCTTTTTCTAAATCAAATAGAAACCCAGTCTTTTCTTGTTGATTCATTATATTAGCTACTTGAGTTTCTAACTCAATACTTTCCTGACTAAAGCCTACTCCTTCTTTAAGTAAAGTGTAATAAACTTTTTCGTTAAGTAATACATCTTGTTCACAATACTCAAGCATCTGTGGTGTATAACTATCGAAGTCATCAGGTTGTTCTTGTTTATGAAAGTTAATTCTGTACCCCCAAGTTTTTAAACTGTGTCCGTTTTCTCTAACGGGTTGAAATAATCTAGACATAACTAAAGTATCAACGACTTTAGCATTTAACTTAACATCCATTATTTTTTCTATAGCAGGAATATCATAGCCAATAATATTATGTCCAATTAAAACATCAGCACTTTGTAAATACTCTACCCCATCAAGTAATTGATTAGGATTAAAAGTACGGCAAGTACCTTCATCTAAATCTTTGGCAACAATGCACCAAATCTTAGTAGGATTTAATCCATCTGCTTCAATATCAAAAACCAATTTCTTCATTGTCAAATGTGTCCTCCGCATGTACTTCAAATAATCTACCAGTTTCAGTATTATACTGTAAGGCACAAGCCAATCCAGTATCTCCAGTGTATCTAGACTTCAATACTCTAACCTTAGTAGTATTAGCTTCTTTAGGGTCAGTAGCTTGTTGATTTCTTTCTAAAGCAATAACACAATCAGAAAGCTGTGCTATGCCTTGTGAACCTTTAAGGTGACTCAATGATACAGTTACACCTTTTTCGTGTCCTCTGTCGCCTGTAGCTCGTCTTAAATGCGATACTAGAATCAAACCAACATTCGTTTCTTCAACTAAACTACGCAGTCTATTCATTAGGTTATCAATACCTCTTCGTTCATCGCCTTCGGTTAAGACATTGACAAGCATATGTAAGTGGTCAACCACGACCCATTTACACTCGCAACCTACAATCATGTATCGTAGTTTCGCAAATATCTCATCAATGTCTGTCGCACCTAAATGTGAATGAATGAATACTCTATTCTTCTGTATTACCTTATCGAACAAAGCATTTAAATCTTCTTCGGAATAACTATCTCGTTTCTCATTGAGATATAGTCTATCGTTTGCTTCAATGGATATTAAACCATCTGCAGTTCTTACCCAATTTTCTTCAAGAGCAATAATACCTACATTATCTTTAGTAGTTTTAATTAGCCAATGCTCAAGCTCTCTAGTGACTGAAGACTTACCCAGTCCAGTTCCACCAGTAAGAGTCACTAACTCACCTCGTCTTAATCCATATAGTTTCTTATTAAGTCCTTCCCAAGGATAAGCAATACTTTCCTTTACTTCTCGATTAAGCCAGTCATCTTTTTTACTAGACAATTCCATAATACCTGATGGTGTATAAGTCTTAGCTTCCCACCAAGCTTTAGTAAAGCCTTGAAATTCTTTTTGTTTGAGCATGTCATTGGCATCTTTGTAGCCATTAGGTAAAGTCATTATCTTTACCTTTCCGGGTTTTAAGATACGAGCAACATTTCTCGAAGCTTCTCTACCTGCCTTGTCATTATCAAAACAAAGCACGACATTATCAAAGCTTTCAACAAACTCTATGCTTTCTCTAATATCTTTTACTGCACCTGCAGCACCTCGTTTAAGAGATACGACTGCCCACTTACCTTGAAAGAGTTCGTCTACTGCCATAGCATCGCACTCGCCTTCAGTAATAGTTAGGTATTTACCTCCAGTATTTCTATATAACTGTTCGCCAAATAATCCAGTACCTTCAAATGTACCTTTAGTCGCAAAGTTTTTATCTGCAACAAATCTTGTTTTAGTTATGGCTACTTCATTGCCATTAAAGTATGGATATATATGTTGCGTTATATCTCCATTTCTATTTTTAATAACACGAACTCCAAACTTTTTAGCTGTCTCTTCAGAGATGCCTCTGTCTGTAAGTTCGCCATAGATTCCAGTATAGGATTCTAAAAATGTATTGGTTGGTTTCTGTGTTGTTTCCACTATTCTGCCCTCACTTGCAGTTTCATAATCGGTAAAAAATGTTGAACAACTAAAGCAATAAGCCGAGTTGTCAGCATTGATTGATACGGGGTCAGAGCCACCGCACTTAGGACAAGGTTGCCTATGCTTTACAAATTTACTCTTATCTTGATTCAATTCTATCTCCAAAATGATAGCTAGACTAGGAACAAATAGAGGTCCTTAAAAACCTAGTCTAGCTAAATTGTTATTAACTGTCTTGTGTTTCAGTATCTGTTGGTACTTCTTCTGTTTCAGATTCCTCTACTTTAACACCAGACTTATCAGCATTAATTACTTCTACAATTCTAGTAGAAAAATAATTAATAGCCCCTTGAGTTTCTTCAAGGTCTAAAGTCTGTGCAGCTTTCTTTTGATTTAGTCTTTGTAGTCTACCAAAGAGTTGCTTACCTTCTTCAGGTAAATCTTCAATATAAACATTGACATCATCAATGGTAATGTAAGGTCTTTCTTGTCCTTCCATTAGAATTCCTCGCCATCAGCTAATAGTTCAGCACCATCAGCGTTCTTATATTCAACAAGGTCTACAACTTGTACAGCTTGTAAGTCAAGTCCTATATAAGGACCAAATTTACCCTCACCACTATACTCATTGTATTGAACTCTAACCTTAGAGCCATTACCAACAGCAACATTTATTTCTTGCTTGTCTTTATCTAAAAGTCTAGGTGCAGGTCTGGTTATTCCATTAGGACCATGAACCTTTCTTTTGATAACTAAAGCAGGACCTTCATCATGCTGTTTTACTTTATGACCCCTTGAAGCAAAGTCATTCGCAATCTTTTCATCAACAATTAAGTCGATAGTATAGACTGGCTCAAACTTTGTGTTTGGAGTCGTTATACTTGCCCATTTTACTGAGCCTTCTAATATAGCCATAGTGTATTACCTCCGTTTAGCTTATTAAAATTCTGTGAGAGTTTTGAGCCAACCACTCTCTGAGTTGTGGATAGTACCAAATCAAGCAACTTAAATGGAGATAGAGAGGGCTTCTTGATTACTCGTTCCTTTAATCTATCCATTGTTAATTCGTTAGTTGTAATTCTAGAGGAAAACATTTTTGCTGTCAAGCATTATCTTCCTTGTCCTCGATATTTAGTTTTTTGTTGCAGTCTTTTATGTTTGTTCATGTGCTTGGTAGATTTTTTAATCTTCCTGCCACGACCTGCCATGCCTTGAGAAGTTGCCTTCTTGACATGTTTAATTAAGACTGTTTCTTTTCTCTGTGCCATCTAATCTGTATAGTTCCTCAATGATTAAGTGTTCGTCTTTGATATTACCTCTAGCTTCTTTGAGAGCCATCAAGTCTCCATCAAAAGTAAATGATTCGTCTGTCTCTTTATTGACGACAGAAATAATGTCTGTCACTCCTGCCATAGAAACAAGATTATCAAACGCTTCTAGCGTAGAGTAAGCAAAAGTTTTTATTTCATCTTCTTGATTGTCTATGACAACCTTACATATATATTCATACATTTAGTACCTCTTTTAGTTTGTTATAAGTTTTAATTTCGGGATATTTTTTTAACTGTTTCAATAGCCATCTATCTGACATAAAAACTAAGGTAATCCCTTTAATACCTTTCATATAATTATCTTCGGGTAATAATCCCTCAACATTATCAACAGTAATTTTGTCTGCTTCCTCTTGGGGTAGCAAACTCTTTAGCCATTCAACTTGAATGGGTCTAATTCTTTTCTTTAATTCTTTAAGTTTTTTCTTGTTCAATTTCTATCACTCCATCATCAAACATATCTTGAAGAAATGTTTTAGCATTGTCTAAGATAACTGCTTTGACATAATCTTTATCCTCTGCCTCAACAGTCACGGTTTTTAATTTACCAATATAAATTACGAACTTCATATTCGTTCCTCTGGATAATAGACTTCCATGTAGATTTTTTCTACTGCATCTTTATATTCTAAATCAGATAGACTAGAAATATTTAATTGTTTTAATCTATTTTTAAATTGATAAAGTTTTGCTTTATGTTCTCTATCTACTTGCCAACTGGCAGGACTCATTTATTTTCTCCTTTATTGTCTGCAATGCTTTCATAACTTTTTAAATTATTAGGAAAGTTTAATTCCTGTTTAAGTTTTTCTAATTCTGTTTCAGTAATAAATAATTGAAAAGCAAAATTGTCTAACAACTCAGTTAAGTCTAATAAAGAATCAGTAATGTGCTTTTGATTTTGAATTAAGCCAATTATCTCAGCTTTATTTGAATTTATATTTTCATTAACTTTATTAAATGATTTTTGTAATGCAAACATAGTTATAGTTATAAACCCTACTATAACTGCTATAGCTATCCAAGTTAAAATTTTATTATACATTATTTACCTCCTTTAGTATTTTCTGTAAAGTATTTATTATATTCTAAACAAACAAAAGTTTCAGCTTTTATTCCTTCCTCTTGTTTAATATATTTTTCTAGTTTGACAATATTAGATTTTAAAAAACTAGAACAATCTTTTAAAGTGTTAAACTTAAAATCAAATATGTAAGCATCAATAGTAAAGCCATTAAAATTACTTAGTTCTAGTATAGCTACTATTACCCATGAAGCAATCATACTACCTCCAGTTCTTCTTGTAGTTCCTCAATAGTCTTAGGAATATTTTTATTATACCTTTTTTTGTAGAAAGATAAACCCTTATCAAGAGCTTTTCTTTTTATTTTATGTTCTGCTACATGTGTTTCCCATGTTTTAAAATCTTTTTGTCGGCAAATATCTTGCCACTTTTTGATTGAAAGTTTTCTAAAGTTTCCTTCCTTAGAAAATCTAATATAAACCCACTTGCGACCAACAGAACGAACAGTAGCTTTGCGATAGCCACAACCTTCGCCCCTCAGTCCAGTCTTTATATCATCGTGATAAAAATAATAGTGTTCCATAATTACATTTTATAAAAATATACATCCCATTTTACTGCGTACTTTAGTGGGCAAAATGGAATTGTCCTGCGATTGTAGTTAGGATTTTTTCTACCCCACCTACCTTGACACTTAACATAATGGTTAGTAATTCCTAACTTGTTAGTGTAAGCTATTGTTTTTCTTAACTTTTTTAATTCATTTAACCCTTCTGATTTATCTTTATCATTAGGATTAAATACAGTAAAAGCATAACTGTCTGTGCGATTTTTATGTTTCATTTATAAATACTCCATCAATTATTAAATCTGCCCAAGTTTCTATTACAACTCTTGCTCCACAAGACAAAGCAGTTTTTTCATTACCACTATAACTTACTTTGCTCTTGCCAAGTATCTCAACTTCATGACAGTAAATATTATTTTTACCTTCCTTAATAGTTATTACAGGATTGTTTTCATTATTTTTTTTGTTAGCTCTTATCACATGTTGATTAACATGAATATATTTTTTACCCATCTTTTTCCTCCTTAATTTGATTATATAAATGAATACCAAATTGATAGCCACGCTTATAATAATAAAGATTATCATGCCAGTCGCATCTATAACCTTCTAATAAAGCATCAGTAATTCCATCTTTATATGCATTTAGTTCTGCAAGTGTCATGCTTCCTCCTCATCTGGTGTTTCAAACGAATAATGAACACTATCATTACCAACTTTAATCCTGTACCAAATTACAGGACATGTATCTAGCCACTCATAAAATGAGTCTGGCATTTTTTCATCTGCTCTCATGCTTCCTTCTTCAAATGTTTTTTAATTAAATTTTCCATAGCCTTTCCAACTTTCATAGGTTTTTGTTTATCAATCCACTTGTGTCTATCTTTAATCTCATAGATTTCAACACCTTCAAAGCTGCTATCATCAGCTCTTCGCCACCAATCTATAACTCTCTTTTTAAAAGGGAATAACTTTACATCAGTATTATCATACTCCACATGAACTGTACCTGCGACATAATCTTCGGCTACAGTTATTCCTTTATCTATTAGTTTAACTTCCACTCTTTACCTCCTTTAGTTGTGAAAAATTCTTCGAGTTTTTTTTGTTCTTCCTCAGTTGGTTTGAAGTGAGGATTTAAAAAATACTCTTGCAACAATGTACCTTTTTTATACTCCATTTACTTCCTCCTCGTCTATTGAAAGCCAATCTTTATCATAAAAGCTTTGATGTTCTGACCACTTCCAATCAGTGCTATCTCCAGTACCACCATCTTCTTGAAAGATTGTGCCGTCTTTTAAAGTAATAAATATCCTTACCCATTTACCTACTTCTATCTTATCAATCTCTTCGATTTTAAAATTGTTTCGTTCAGCAATCTCTTCAATATCCCATGAGATAGTGGTGTCATACTTTGCTTCTACATATCTAACTTTAGTTGTCATGTTGTGACCTCCTCTATAATTTTATTCCATGCTTCTTGTAGTTCGTCTTTCATTTTCTTATCATCAGAGCTTTGCATTTTATCAAATACAAACTCATCTACAATATCTAATGCTTCTTCAATTCTCATGCGACCTCCTCATCTTCGTCAATAATTTTATATTCCCACCAACCATTAGACTCATAAACTCCATCTTGAAATGCTTCCATTTCTTCAATGGTTTTAAAAGTATAAGTTTTGGTTTCTTCTTCATTTGTTCCCCACACAATAGTTAGGGAATAACCTTTTGTTGCCATGTTTTACCTCAAATTGTTTTTAACTATATGCCAACACTTAGCTACATATTCTGCATCTTCTGTGTCAGCTTCACCTTCATACTGAGCAATAAAATCACTGATGACTTCATCAACAACTCCTAATGCTTCTGATACTGAACGAGGGTTTTCATACCTTTGATATTCACAGTGTATTATTTCTGCCATATTTATTTACCTCTATTTTATTTCTTTTAATTAAACTAGCTCTGATATTATCAAGAGTCTTTTCAGTCACTTTACCATTGTGTTTGACTTTCATTACTCTACTTCTGGAGACTCTTCAAATCTTTTTTGAACTACCAGATGAATTAAATCATCATGTGATAACTTATCTTCGTAAGCATCTTTATAAGTCATACCAAGTTCTTCTAACAAATCTTGTGCGGAAAAGTTAGAAGAGATTACTTGCATTTCTAAATGCTCTTTGATTGTTTCATTGTGTGCGTTAGACATTTATTTTTTCTCCAATTTTTCTAAGCGTTCTACTATATCTTGTAAACGGTCATTAACCCAATCACTAACCAGTTCTTCTACTTGACATTCTATATCGTAAAAGGTCGGTCTTTCATTTAACTCGGACTCATTTGAGTTAGCTAAATCATTAACAACTTCTATCTCTGCTTCAAGTCTTTCGACTTCAGTAAAGACTCTATCGTTTATATAGTCATCAAGTTTAATTAGCTTTCTTAAAAAGTCAGCTACCATTTGTCTTAAATATTTCATATTTACCTCTTTATTTATTCTTCAGTATAGCCGTCAAACCAAACACCCTTTAAACGAGTATCTTCTCTCTGACAATGCTCTTGTGCTTCCTCTTCGGTAAGCCCTGTTTTAATAACCTTCTGATTATCAGGGTGGTTATAATCTCTATAAAATCTAACTATTTTATAAGTCATTTTTACCTCTCTAGTTATTTAAGTTAGTTAAAATATATTCGCCACTATCTATTTTCATTTGAGTCACACCTTTGTTCTCACCTAAAAACATATTTCTGTAGCGACCAGTAGTGACAGAATAATCCCAATAATATTCATCAAGATATATTTTACCACCATACACTCTCTTAGCTATGATTGAGTTGTAGCTCTGAAAATAAGTTGCATCATCTGTTCTTATTTCAAACTGATTAGCAACTGCATTACCATTACTACTTATCATGTTTCTTACTTTTACCATTAATACCTCCATTAATTTTAATAGTTTTAGTTTTACTAGACTCAACATTCTTTTTTAAAGGTATGCCTTGTCTAATTCTGTCCATCATTTCCATGTGTTCTTTCATTGTCATTGTCATTTAGTTTCCTCATAAATTTCATTTACATTACCACCTTCCATTAATACATTAACATTTAACCTTTGAGTAGAAATGTTTTCTATCCAATGTTTAGGTATTTCAAAAGTATTCATTACTATATCTTCAGCTTCGTAATCATTTTTAGCAAGTATAAAAACTTTATGTAAGCCTTCAAATTTATCAGAACGATATAATATTCTGTATTCATTCATAGTTGTTTTCATTTAGTTTCCTCCTCATCTTTTACTAATCTAAGTTTTGGTTTAAGTCTTCTAAGTTTCTCCTCTGCTCTTTTACTAACCTCATCTATCTTCCGCATAGTCCTTGAACAACTTGCAAGATATTTAATTTCGTCTAAAGCAAAGTCTAACATATCATCTTCTAAGTCTTTAAATACTCGAGCTACAGCTATCGCTTCTTCTTCTGTCAATACTCTAAACTTCATGCTTCCTCCTTTATTTCTTCTAAATCTTCAACAGTCATATCTTCACAAAGATGTTCCAAAGGTTTTAATCTCCCTTTAAAATAAAATTCTTTTATAGTTCCGTCTTTGTTTAGAATTTCATTACCTTCTTCATCAGATACATAGAATTTTATATCTAGTACATTTACATACATTTCTTTACTCATGCTTTACCTCTAAGTTCTTTCATTTCTTGTTTAAACTTTTGTATTGCTTCTCGCTTAGTGTAAAAGTAATAAACTCTTGTTTCCAAGTAGCCATTAACTTCATCACATATTCGCCAAGCTCCTTCTCTATTTTTGTCTATGTCCATTATTTGTTCTCCTTGTTATAAAGCCATAAATCTACTGGAAAAATTTCAAAGTCATCTAACTCCTCTGGCTCATTTCCATCGCCAATCCTTTGTTCATTATTTTCTTTTAACCATTCTTCAGGGTTATCTGTAAGTGCGACAAATTCTGTTTCGCCATAAGAATTTATGTAATCAATTTGATATAGTTTCATTGTTATTCCTCCTCTACTTCAAATTCAATGTTAGATAGATTTAATCTATCATTAACTTCATCTATTGCTTCTTCATAAGTTTCAGCTTCTACTTCAAACTCAAACTCTCCTTTAACTATAAATCTTTTCATGCTACCTCCTTTGTATAAGTTAAACAATCGTTATCAATTAACTCTTTTAAATAATTAATAACTTCTGCATCAGTAAGTTCATAATCGTTTTTATGATTATCAAACTCTAGTTCTATAATTACTTTAGTCATGCGACCTCCTCGCTTAACTGTTATACCATAAGTCAAAAGCCTCTACAGTTTCGACAATATTTTCATCACCATTTGAAAGAGCTTCAAAGATACTCTTCAAAAGATTACCATGATAAAGACTATATTTAGTCTGCTCTTCATTACTCCATTCAATGAAAGGTTTCATTACATCATCAATGTAATAACCATTAGTCTGTAAGATACCATTCCCCATGTAAGTAATCCCATAACCATTTACATACCTACGAAAATCATAAACATCTTCATCGTCTTTATGTAAGTCGATTATTGTTTTCATGTGGATTGCTACCTTAATTAAATCATCAATCAAACTACACATATCTATGTGTCCTTGATTATCAGGATTTTTCTCATTAAACTTTTTTCTTCTATTATAAAGGTCAGTCTTTTCTACAGTTGCAAGTGTTTCCAATTTATACCTCCTTCTTTATCATTGGTTCTGCTTTTAACGATACAGCTTTACCACCACATTCTTTTTCCATTATATGCCCAAGCGTATTAATGGTTAAAGATATTGCGAGTGAAGCTATAAAGTAATGTTCACTACCTGCATAGTCTTTCATAAAGGTATGTAGTTCCTCTATGCTATCAAAAGCAGTGAACATATTAGTCTGTTGTATTTGTAAAGGCTTAGGTTTAGCCATAGTTTTATCTCCATTTAGTTTATATTTCTCTTTCGAGGTGGCACTACTTTAGCCGAACCACCTCCAAAAAGCAATATGTGTAAGACTACTATAAGCGATAGCTAGTAAGGGTAGGAGAGTTATATGAAAAAAATGCCCTCACTAGCTATCTAAATTTATCGGCTCTAATAATTAACAGTTTAGATTTAAAGCAATCCCGTGAATTAATTGCTACCGATTATATAAATAATTTATGACCACTTCCTGTCGGTTAATCCTAAATCGGTGTGGCTGTTTCAAGAACACATTAATAACTGTCACTCTGAAATTATTTATAAATTTTGTCGGTGGTCAGCTAATCTAAGTTCAAGATTTACGAGTATATAAATACACTCTACTCCCAGTTTCTATTAGCATTAGCCAACCACCTGTGGTTAGTATCCCCGAATTTAATCTAGGCTTTATAACTAACCACTTTAAATGTCTGACTTCTGATATAAGTATTAACACCCAGACATTTAAACATTCAATATTTCTATTTCTTCTTCGAACTCCTTTGAAACCTTATCTATAATCTTCGATAATGTATTGCATTCTCTATCAAGATAGTCATAAAGTTTTTCAATTCCAGTATTACATTCTGTCCATCTCAAAGCTCCAATATGAACAAGATATTCTTGCTTTACCCAGTCATCATGTTCTTCGCTGTAATACACATTCCATTGGTCTTCAGTAGAGTCTTTATCTACTTCCAAGATATGAATATCAGAGTAGTCAAGATTATTAACTCCGATATATTCATCATCATCTTTTAGATTACAACACTTAGTTAAATCTCTAGTGGGTTTAACCTCGACATGCCCTTCAATCTCTATCATGTAGCAATAGTTTTTATTGGACTTCAAGATAGCTTCAAGCAATCTGTATATATATGGTTTTATCATTTACACCTCCTCATCATCTGTAAATTCTTTTTCATCTAATAAGACCTGCAAAGCCATATTAAACTTAGTGGATTTATCTAACTTTTCTCCAATATCTTTTTCCATTTTATGAATATCCCATAAAAAGTTTCTTCTAGTTTGTTCATCAAGTCTATTTAAAACTTCATGATATTGCCTATTGTTTTCTTCTGCAACAGGTGTTGTTGGATATAGGTCTTTGAGATGATAAGTCAATTTAACTAAATCATAACCACTATCTATAAAGCGATGTTTAATTAAATATTCTTCCAACTCTTTAAGAGCAGTGAACTCAGATTTCTCATGGTCAACTTCATCACTATTTCGCCAATAGTAATTACACTCCTCACCTACTTTTGATAAAATGCCGTAGATAGCATTTATGTCTGATAGATTATCAAATATCAACATATTATTTTCCTCCATTTAAAAATTGTTCAAAGTAAAAACCTTCCTCGCCATAAATATCTATGTAGAGTTTTGCCATTTTAAATAGCTCAGGCATTAAATCAAACACTAATCTACTGTTATTACTATCCAAAGCAACAACACTATTAAATGCTTGATTAACTGCTTTTGCTATTACTTCTGCTCTTGTACTAGCAACTCCTCTGTCGATTAAAAACATAGCTACTAAGCTGTAAGTCGTAGTCAAATCGACATGATAATCACTGTGATTAAGACCAGTTTGATACATTTTTTTTCTCATTTATTTTCCTCTCTAATTTTTCTCATAGTATCTACGAGCATTCTTTTTAAAATTCTTTGAATTTCATTCCAAGTTTTCCAACCTTCAACTCCATGACCAGAGCTGCTTATATAAGGATTATCTACCAACCACTCATCAGTATATTTATCTCTGATACCTATTTCAAATAAACCATAATCTCCACCATAAGAACCACCATGACAGATAACAGTCACCATTAAGTTATCAAAGTAAAACATATACCATATACCACCTTTAACTCTATCATTACATGAGAAATTTTCCTTGTGATTTATAGGTCTTATTTCATCATTAACGACATCAATATTAGCAACGATACTTTCATATCCTGCTATCTCTATGCTATTTATTTTCATATCTTCTCCATTTAAGATTTTAAGTAAGCAGTTTTAAATCATGCTCAGGATTTGTTATAATCTATTAACTCCCTCCAATATTAACAGCGAGTTTCTCTCTGTGTTTTTTTATCTTTAAAGGATGATTATAACTCTCCTCCAACACCTTTAAAGATATCAGAGCAGTTTTAAATCATGCTCAGGATTTATATTCTCTCGAGATAAGAGAAATTAAATCTGCACCTATCCAGAGTAATTAAACTCTGAATAGGATTTAGGGGGAGTGCCTTTATTTTTTTAAGTGCTTCTCGGACATATACTTGCACTATGAACGATTGATACTTTTAGTTTCCCAGCAATTTGTATCATGCTTTTTTAATTCTTTGTTCCCCGACTGCCCCAATATAGTACCCCAAGTCGCCCAAAAACGCAATAGGTGTAAGACTAATATGGACTCTATAACATGGTGACTTCATATTTATACCCCATATCCATTGAATTAGGGCTATCAAATTTATAAACAGTTTTCAATAAAGCAAACTTATTCCTGTTGCCATATATAACATGCTTCTCATAATTAAAATTTTGAGCCGATTTAAAATTAAATCCCAAGCTATCTAAATACTCTTTAGCCTTTTCAATATTGCTAAAAGTTTTAACAGATAACTCTAAACTTTTTTTATAATCTGCTGCTAGTTTTTTATTAGCCCTTTTTTGTTCTGCCGATAGTTTCATATACACTCCTGTTTTTTTACTAACTCTTGAACTTCATAGTAAATACCAAGATGTTGAGCAATAGCCCAAAAATCTGTAATATCACCACTAATATAAGCTTCTGCAAAAAGCTTTATTAAAGTTTCTTTATCCATAACACTCCATAATTTATATTGTTTTATAAAGATTTACCCGAAAGTCGCCAACACTTTAGCCCGATTTCGCCCAAAAAGTCAAGAGGTGTAAGACTATAATAGCCCCCTCAACTTTACGCACACGCGATAAGTCGGCAAGATTTAAGTATTAGACTATAATTTTTCTAAAAAGTTCTGGGATTTATTAAGATTTCACATAAAGTTCACAAAGATTTCACATAATATTTGCAAAGATTTAACAAAAGGTACAGTAATTTTAGTATGTACCTTTATAATTTATGTACCTTTTAAGACTATTATGTGTACCTTCTACACTCTTTGCCCTCAACTTTACGCAGACGGGGGGCGTTCTAGTATAGTAATAAGTAGGTTTATATATCATCTTTGTGAGTAGAAAACAGACAAACTAAACAAGACTTTTTAAAAACCCTACGGGTTGTGTGTTTTATGCTTTGCTAGGGGCAAAGATTAACAAAGCTTTAGAAAAGCTTTACCAAAAGTGAGGGGTGCTAAAGCACTCTTGAAGTTTTGCCTCACACAAGGTTCGGCAGGTTATTAACAGTGGAGTAGGGTTTTTAAAAAAAATTTCACATGTTTGTCACATAAATGTCACAAAGATGTCACAATATTGACACAAAATTTATTGAACTTTTTATGAACTAATTTTGTCTAATTAACATGAACGAAATACACATTCATTTTACAGACCAAATTCTAGGCGAGTCTTTTGCCCTAGTAGCCGAGTCAATGAAAGAAGCAAAGGACATAATCAAAATTCATTTTGAGGAATTTGACCAAAAGCCATTTTTAGTCAAAGCACCAAAAATTTGGATTGAAAAAGAGATTAGCAATTATGCTATCTCACTTTATAGGAGTGTCAAATAATGGCTTTTAAACCTACTACTGAATGGCTCGAGGCTGCCAAATTAAAGCCTGTTTCTTACAATACTGTATTATTCATCTGTGGTTTGATGAGTGAAGAACTTCCCAAGTCTTCAAAATACAAGTATTTTAATCAACTTAGAGCAACTATCCTTAGTGTTTCAAAAGGTACTACCTGCAAACACACTGGGAAAAAAGGTACTTTCTCGCAACGTATGGCTCATGATTGGATTGAAAAAAATAAAAATCTTCCTTTCAAAAAACGCAAGTTGCCTAAGTTGATTTCCGATAAATACACAAGGTTTCAGGAGAACCACACAGAAGAATAATCTTAAATCTTCTAAACCCCTCTAGTTTCTAGGGGGGTTTTTTGTCAGCCCCACTAACTGCTAAAATGGGTTGCTACGCAACTCTTTTCACTGGGTCACACTTCGAGAAGTTGATAGACTTCCAAAGTTCTAAAACATAAAACCTCATGCTACTTCAAATTAGCAAGTATCAAGTTCTCGAAGCAAAGAATGCTAAAGCATTGTTCCCTGTAGCAGTAAGTGCCCCTGAACCCCACCCAAAAGGCAAGTGAGGAACTGCTAACGCAGACTTTAATTATCTGATAAAGATACGCTAACGCTAACTTAATTTGGCTGTGACTTCTTGCTGCCAAGAAGCAACCACAACCTTTTTGAAAAAAGCTTGAGCAAAAACTTTTAAGAAGGGGTGAAGGGGATAGATAAACTTATTCAAGTCCTGATAGCCCTACCGAGTCTGAGGAGTTTATAGGTGTACATCAACGCCCATCAAATCTCTTAAACTTTGTAAACTTGATAAGGACTTGTTTAGTTTGTCTGTTTAGGGATGACAAAGAGAAGATTTAAGTAGACATGGGTGGACTCTTTTAGCACTTCAAAGTTAATGAAATGCGAGTAGGAACTTTGAAGTGCTAAAATGGGGTGGTCACATTTTACTAGAACTTGTTAGTTTATATAGTGTTGGGAAGGACTCCCAAGTTCTAGGGGGAGGCAGGAGACCACCCCAGTCCACCCATGTATCTATAGCATACTCATACAAAATCTAGCAGTTTCTCCGTCAACCAGATTTGCCCGTAAGTAGTTTACACTAACTTCAAAGGGGCTAGTTATTTTTAATCGGTATGGGTAGTTTTTGGGTGGGTGTTTTTGAGGTAAGTAGAACTACTTAGTTGCCCTCAGTAGTGGCTATATGCACCCGGGGGGAGCACTAAAGTTATTATAGTGTTGGATTTTGATTTTGTCAAGAGGGTTGACAAATTTATTTCCGAAGTATATACTAAGCCTATGGCAATGTTACCAACTCAGTCTAATCAGACCCAAAGAAAACTTACAGAAAAACAGCAATCCTTTTTGGAACACCTTGTTGAAACGCAAGGAGATGCTAAAAAGGCTGCTGAGTTAGCAGGTTATACAAGTCACTATCATCATGTGGTTAAGACCCTCAAGAATGAAATACTTGAACTAACTCAGGAAATCTTGGCAAACTCTGCACCTAAAGCAGCATTTAAGCTTGTCGAGATTATGGAGTCTAATCGACCTATAGTACAGGCTAATAATAAATTATCAGCAGCTCAAACACTGTTGGATAGGGTTGGAGTTAGTAAAATAGATAAGTTAGACGTTAATCACAACTTAAACAGTGGTATCTTTGTCATGCCTGATAAAGCCCCACTGGATTTACCAGAGGAAGATTATGAAGATATTTCTGACAGAGATTGAAGAAAAAGGCAAAAAGTATGCAGGACCTAATATAGTTGCCGAAAACTTAGCAGAAGCTGAGGAAGCAGCTAAAGCAAATAACTTAGTAGTAGTAGGAGAGTTTGTTGAGTTGGTTGTTGGTAGTGGGTTAATGCATTATTTAGAAGAAGAAATACACAACAAAGATAGGGTGTTACACTAATGGCAGCAAAAAAGAAAAAGAAAAGTACAGTAAACAAAGCAGGTAACTACACAAAACCTACTATGCGTAAAAGATTATTTAATAAAATTAAAGCTGGTAGTAAAGGTGGTAAGCCCGGTCAATGGTCTGCTCGTAAAGCTCAGATGTTAGCTAAACAATACAAAGCTGCTGGTGGTGGTTATAAATAATGAGTCGCCCTCAACAAACACAAGAAGTAAACTTTGTTGAACTTAAAGAACTAATTAGGCAACAACAGCTACAAAGTAATAATTAAAACTATGGCACTAAAAAAGTCACAAAGAAGTCTTAGAGCTTGGACAAAACAAAAATGGCGAACTAAGTCAGGTAAAAAGTCTTCAGAGACTGGAGAACGTTATTTACCTGAAAAAGCTATTAAAAGTCTTACTCCGCAGGAGTACGCTGCAACTTCTCGAAAAAAACGCAAAGATACCAAAAAAGGTAAACAACATTCTAAACAACCTAAACGAGTTGCTAAGAAAGTACGCAAATATAGGAAAGTATCATGAGTAAAAAAGACCCAAGACTTGCCAGAGCTGGAGTTTCAGGTTATAATAAACCTAAAAGAACTCCCGGGCATAAAACTAAATCACATATAGTTGTTGCTAAGGAAGGCGATAAAATAAAAACTATTCGTTTTGGACAACAAGGTAAAAAGGTTGGTACAGTAAAAGGTACAGCAGGTAAACCTAAAAAAGGAGAATCTGCAAGAATGAAAGCTAAACGTAGAAGTTTTAAAGCTCGTCATGCTAAAAATATTAAAAAAGGTAAGATGTCAGCAGCATATTGGGCTGACAAAGTAAAATGGTAAAACTAACAGAAAAAGAAATACAACTTATAAACAATATACTAACTGAAGATTAAAATGCCACTTGCAGGAACATTTAAAGTAAAATCAGCAGCTAAACGTAATCGCATGGCTCGTAATAAAGCTCGAGGTCAAGTGGTTAGTGATGAACAAATTGCTGATAACTGGGATAAAATTTTTAATAAAACTAAAACACAGGAGCAAAAATGATAGATGTAGATTTAGTCATTATTGTATTAATAATGTTAGGAGTTGGTATTTTCGCTATTAAAGCTAAATACCCACAAAAATATGAAGAAGTTAAAGAAATTTTACAGGACTACTGGGAAAATCTTAAAACTTATTTCGATAAATAATTGTAATGGATATATTACCTGACGGTTATATTCGTAAAAAATCCTCAACCATACCTTTTGGGTATGAAGAGGATGGTATGATTGAAGGCTATTTAAAACCTATCCCTCAACAATTATCAGTACTAAAAGAAGTAGCTGAAGCTGTATTTCATGGTGAAATTAGTTTAGGTATTGGAGTTGATTGGTTAGAAGCTGAAACAGGTAAGAAACTTTCTCGTATGGGTTTAAAAAAATATGTAGATAGGAAGTATGGAAGATTGGGAAAAAAATCCTGAAAAGTACTTGACAAACCCTGATGGGAGCTATATACTTAACAAAGACGGTACTCCACGTAAAAAAGGTGGTAGACCTAAGAACTCAGAATTATCTGATATTCAATTAGCTTTAAAAGCTAAAAAGAAATTAGATAGAAAAAGTACTAAAGTAAAAAAGCTAACTAGAAGTTTAGCAAAAGTAAAAAAAGAAGTAGAAGCAGAAACTAAAGCTTTAACTTCTAATGTTCTTACTAAAGAAGAAACAAAAGTTCTTCCAAATGAATTACAAGAACATTTAGATACTACTGGGTCTCATGTGGCATTTATGCCGAATGATGGACCACAGACAGATTTTTTAGCTGCAGCCGAAAAGGATGTACTTTATGGTGGAGCAGCAGGTGGTGGTAAAAGCTTTGCAATGCTTATCGACCCACTAAGGTATTGTGATAAGTCAGCTCATCGAGCTTTAATACTTAGAAGGTCAATGCCAGAGCTTAGAGAGCTTATAGATAAATCTAGGGAATTGTACCCAAAAGCATTTTCCGGAGCTAAGTTTAGAGAAGTAGAAAAGTTATGGAACTTTCCTTCAGGAGCTAAAATAGAATTTGGATTTTTGGAACGAGATGCAGATGTGTACCGTTATCAAGGACAAGCTTATAGTTGGATTGGTTTTGATGAAATAACACATTTACCAACAGAGTTTGGTTGGAACTATCTAGCATCTAGGTTAAGAACAACCGACCCAGCACTGCCAACGTATTTACGTTGCACGGCTAACCCCGGAGGAGTTGGTGCACATTGGGTTAAAAAAAGGTATGTTGAACCTTCAGACCACAATAAAACATTTGTTGGTAATGATGGTTTAACTAGAAAGTTTATTCCAGCAAGATTACAGGATAATCCTTTTCTTGCAGAAGACGGAGAGTATGAAAGAATGTTACTCTCGTTACCAGCAGTACAGCGAAAGCAACTGCTAGAGGGTAACTGGGATATTAGTGAAGGTGCAGCCTTTGCTGAGTTTGACCCTAACATTCATGTCATACCACCTTTTGATATTCCTACATGGTGGGAAAGAACAAAAGGAATTGACTACGGTTATGCTTCGGAAAGTTGTTGTCTTTGGGCAGCAGTAGACCCAGAAGATAAAACGATTATAGTTTATCGAGAACTATATCAAAAAGGTCTTACTGGTGAAGTTTTAGGTGATAGAATAACTGATTTAGAAATGAATGAAGTTAAATCTATTACTGGAGTTTTAGATACTGCAGCGTGGTCAAGAACAGGATATACAGGTCCTACGATTGGTGAAATACTAATTAAAAAAGGACATAAACTCAGAAGAGCTGATAAAAATAGAATAGCTGGTAAAATACAAATACACGAACATTTGCGACAAAATAACGAAACAGGTAGACCAAGATTGCAAATAACAAGTAGTTGTGTTAATTTAATAAAAGAATTACAAAGTCTACCATTAGCGAGTTCTAATCCAGAGGATGTAGATACTCATTCGGCTGACCATGCTTATGATGCTTTGCGTTATATGATTATGGGTAGACCTAAATTAGACCATCCTTATGATAGGATGTTAAGAATAAAAACATCTGGATATGTACCTTCAGATGATAAATTTGGATATTAATGGCAGACAACGAAAATACATTTTTAAACGCAGATAATATCTACGAAGAAGTAGAGGGTGAAGCTGGTAAAAATTTAAATTTAGAAGAAGACCAACGTATGAATTTAGTTGGTACTATTCTTGATAGATTTTATAAAGCAGAAGATGCTCGAAAGTCTGATGAACGTAGATGGTTAAGAAGTTATGAAAACTATCGTGGACTTTATGGTAAAACTGTAAAGTTTAGAGAATCTGAAAAATCCAGAATATTTGTTAAGATAACTAAAACAAAAGTACTTGCTGCTTTTGGACAGTTAGTAGATGTTATCTTTGGTACAGGTAAATTTCCTATAGGTATTGCTGAAACTAAATTACCAGAAGGTGATAAAGAAGATGCCTTTCTAGATGTTAATAATCCTAATCCTTCAATAGAATCTGGTAATATACCTGATAATATTGGTAATAGAATAGAAGATGAACCAGTTGAAAGTATTTATGCTTATGGTTATGAAGGAGATGGTAAAGTTTTAAAACCCGGTGCTACTATTGGTACTGGTATGTTTGAAAAAAGTATTGAAGAACTAGCTGATGAAGCTGGTATTTTAAAAGAAGGTTTAACACCTGACCCATCTATTATGGAAATATCTCCAGCACAAAGAGCTGCGAGAAGAATGGAAAAATTAATCCATGACCAAATAGAAGAATCTAATGGTTCATCGGAAATAAGAAATGCACTTTTAGAATCTGCATTACTTGGTACAGGTATTGTTAAAGGTCCATTTAATTTTAATAAAACTTTAAATAGATGGACTTATGATGAAGAAGGGGAAAGAAAATTTAATCCTCTAGAAGTTAGAGTACCGAGAATAGAATTTGTAAGCTGTTGGGATTTTTATCCAGACCCTGCAGCAACTAACATAGATGAATGTGAATATGTAATACATAGACACAAAATGAATCGTAGTCAACTAAGGCAGTTAAGAAACATGCCTTTCTTTGATAAAGAAGCTATTAGAGAATGTTTAAGACTAGGAGCTAACTACGAAGAAAAAAGTTTTGAAGCTCAACTAAAAGATGATTCTACTGTTGATGAAGAATACTCTTCAAACTTTGAAGTCCTTGAATACTGGGGTATTATGGATGCAGAGTATGCTAGAGAAGTTGGTATTGATTTACCTGATAGTGTAGATGATTTAGATGAGATACAGATAAATGCATGGATATGTGGTAGTAAATTATTACGAGCAGTAATAAATCCATTTACACCTTATCGTATTCCATACAATGCTTTTCCTTATGAAAGAAACCCCTATAACTTTTTTGGTATAGGTATCGCTGAGAATATGGATGATTCTCAACAGATTATGAATGGTCATGCTCGGATGGCTATTGATAATTTAGCATTAGCTGGTTCATTAGTATTTGATGTTGATGAATCAGCTCTTGTTGGTGGACAAAATATGGAAATATATCCGGGTAAGATATTTAGAAGACAAGCAGGAGTACCGGGTCAATCTATATATGGCTTGAAGTTTCCTAACACTGCACCAGAAAACATGATGATGTTTGATAGGTTTAGACAGTTAGCAGATGAACAAACAGGTATTCCTAGTTACTCACATGGACAAACTGGAGTACAAAGCATGACTCGAACTGCTTCTGGTATGTCAATGTTACTAGGAGCTGCTAGTTTAAATATTAAAACAGTTATTAAAAATCTTGATGACTTTTTATTAAAACCATTAGGAGAGGCTTACTTTCAGTGGAACATGCAGTTCTTTGAAGGTGAGGTAGATGTGGTAGGTGATTTAGAAGTTAAGGCAACTGGTACAAATAGTTTAATGCAGAAAGAAGTTAGAAGTCAAAGACTTACAATGTTCTTACAAACTGCACAAAATCCAACTATTGCACCATTTGTTAAAATATCTAAATTGGTTAGTGAACTTGCCTATAGCTTAGACTTAGACCCTGATGAAATTTTAAATGACCCAGAAGAAGCAGCTATGATGGCACAAATTATAGGAATGCAAAATGCTGGACAAAACACAGGCGAGGAAGCTCAACCCGGTAGTGAACAACCCACAGGTATGGGAGGTGCTGGTGGAGTACCTCAAGGAACGCAAAATGTTGGAGTTACAGGCACTGGCGGTGGCAACATCGGAATCGGAAATGTTCCGGTTGCAGGGGAAGATAGCTTCTCTGGTACACTTAGAGGCTCTGCCCCAACAGGTCAAGGAAGCTCTGAATAGAATAGAGGAATAAATATGGCTAAAGGAATATTATCAGACAATAGATTTGGAGAAAAAGAAATTCCAATCGATTTTAGAGAAGAGTTTAATAAAGGTAATAAAGCCGATAGTGTTGGTTCTAAAATATTAAAAGTTTTATCTTCTCCTGTAAACTTTATTGCAAAGTTAGGTAAACTTCAATTTGATGCATCAAAAGATGCAAACGATAGACTTAAAGAAAAAATTTCAACCTCATATGATAATAGACTTGATTTAGTTACAAAATCTTTGCCAGTTATAAAAGGAACTAAATCTATAGATGAATTAAAAAAAGAACTAAAAGAACTTTATGATAGTGATTTTATTAAAGATGACAGACAATATAGAGCATTAATTAATAATTATTTTTATCATTTTAAAAATAAACATTTACCTAATTTTCAAAAAGAAATAGCAAAAACAGGTAAAATGCCAAAAGATGTTGTAAAGTATTTTGATGACTATGAAGCTTTTAGAAATAGTAATAAATATAAAAATCCTTATGCTGTTAAATATACAAGACCTGATTTAACTCTTCCAAGTTCTCGAGATACAAAACAAGAAGGTGGATTACTTTCAGACGACAGAGAAAAGTTTGTATTTGGTGCGAGTGCATTAGCTAAAATGATAAATAATTTAATTAAAAAATCTCCTAAAAATAAAGATAAACTTATAGGTATTTCTCCAAAAGATTTAAAAAATCTTTCTTCTGCAGACTTAGATGCAATACGAAAAGAAACTACTGATATTATTAGAGAATATAAAACTGACCCAAGTCCAAATGCTAGAAGTGACCAGAGATTAGAAGAATTAAATTTTATAGAAGATTTTTTTGAAGATATAGAAGTAGAACAGTATTTAAGAGAAAATCCTACAGTTAAAAGAGCTGATGCATTAGAACAAATTCGTTTTCGTAATGCTGAACAAGAAGCTGAAGATTTAGGCATTGAAGCTGCTGAAATAGCAATGGAAAAAGCAGAAAGAGCTAAAAAACAAGATGGTGGTTTATTAAATCCTGAAAAAGCTGATTTAGATAATGATGGTGAACTATCATCTTATGAAAAAGCTAGAGGCGAAGCTATCGAAGAAAACATGCGTGATAAAAAAGCTATAGGTGGTGGACTTCTTGGTGGAATGTTTGGAAAGGTAATAAATGCAATAAGAACTAATCCTCAAGCCAGACAAAAACTTGGTATGCCTGAATTAGAAACAGATGAATATGGACAATTAAAACCCTTACCTCCAGCAAGAATAAGTGCACAAGTAGGTGGCATGATGATGGATGACCAAATGGCAGACATGATGGAAACAGAAGAAACATCTGATATGGATAATCAAATGGCAGATATGATGCCAGAAGAAAAAACAGCAGAACAAAAAGCTATTGAAGAAGCACAAGCTCCAGATGAACAAATGGAAGAAAACTATGTAGACTTTTTAATAGATGAAGCATTAGATGATGAAGAAGAAGAAATGCTAATGAAAGAATTACAAGCAAATCCAAAACTTAGTATGTTGTTTGACAAAGTTATGGAAGTTGCAATGGAATTTTCAGGCTCAGGACCTGTTGAAGGTCCGGGGTCAGAAGTCTCCGACAGTATACCCGCAAGGCTATCTGACGGTGAATTTGTCTTTACTGCAAAGGCTGTAGATGTTTTAGGAGTTGACAATTTAATGTCACTAATGAAACAAGCTGAAGCTCAAGCAGACGAAAGACAAACAGCTCAAGACGGTGGGCTAATGGAAGAAGAAGAAACTGTTATGCCGGTTCAACAAGAACCAGTAAGACAGGATATTCGAGTTACCAAAGAAACAGTTGGTTCTCAAGCTAGTATGCAAGAGGAAGACGATTTAGTTGGTGATGAGATTAAAAAATCTATGCTTTCTAATAGACCATACGTTAGAAGCTAGGCGATAAAGCTACCCTGTTTACAGGCACTTTATCTTATTTAAACTGAAAGGCGACCTTTACAAGACAAGCCCTGCAAGTGCACACGCAGCTACCTTGTTAAACGAAGCCCTGAGTAGGAGTACAAAATGACAGAAGAAGTCAAAAATGAGGAACAGCCAAATCCTTATAATTTAAAAAAATCTTGGCACGAAGGAAATGATAAACCTTTTCAATCAGCAGACCAGCTTTACTTTGAAGAGCCATCTGAAAAAAATAAATTATTTAAATCAGGTGATATTAATGAAGCAGAGCAGGTTGATAATGTTGAAGTAGATAATCTGGAAGCTAAGGATAGTCCTTATAAAAAACCAGACTACAAAAAACGTTACGATGATTTAAAAAAACATTATGATAGTAAACTTAATGAGTTTAAAGTCAGAGAGCAAGAGCTTTTAAATGAAGCAGCTAGTAATAGACCAGCTTATCAAGCTCCTAAAACTGAAGAAGAACTTGAAGAGTTTAAAACAAAATATCCTGATGTTTTTGAGGTTGTAGAAACAGTAGCTCATATGCAAAGCGAATCTAAGGCAAAAGTTCTAGAAGAACGTCTTAGTCAACTCCAAGAACGTGAAGCTCAAATGTTAAAACAATCTGCAGAAGAAAGGTTAATGGAAAAACATCCTGATTTTGATGAAATTAGAAACAGTGATGACTTTCATTCATGGGCAAAAGAGCAACCCCAGTCTATACAAGATTGGATTTATAATAACTCTAATAACCCTGATTTAGCTAGTCGTGCATTGGATTTATTTAAAAAAGACTTAGGAATAGAAGCTGCTCCAAAAAAGACAACTTCTAAAAAGACTAAATCTGCTGCTGATATGGTATCTACTAAAACAACAAGTGTAGAACCTAAACAGGAAAAGATATGGTCGGAAAGGGAGATTGCTGCAATGAGTATGGCTGAGTTTGATAAACACGAAAGTGAAATCAGCGAAGCAATGCAACAAGGCAGAATCACAAAATAAACTATAAATACACAGGAGTATTATCATGGCTCAATATTTTGAACCGTCAACTGATACTGATGCAAACTTTGCGAACTCCGTAAGTGGACAAACTAATAGTTTCTTTTTACCTTCGATTTACTCTAAAAAGGTTTTAAACTTTTTCAGAAAAGCATCGGTGGTTGAAGCTATTACTAACACCGACTATGCCGGTGAAATATCTGCTTATGGAGACTCCGTAAAGATTATTAAAGAACCTGTAATTTCTGTATCGGATTACACTAGGGGTTCTGATACTACTGCTACTAAATTAACTGACCAAGAGTTAACTTTAGTTGTAGATAGTGCAAAGGCTTTCAAATTCATCGTAGATGATATTGAAACTAATATGTCACACGTCAACTTCAAAGAAGTAGCAACTTCTTCTGCAGCTTACGCATTAAGAGATTCTTATGATGCTGCAGTAATTGCTGCTATGTTCTCTGGATTGTCTACATCTTCACCTGACCACACAATAGGTGCGGATGCTGCTGCTGCCACTCAAACTATGGGTCAGCATCAAGGTGGTTCTAACTCTATCGACCTTACAGGTTCTGATGGTACTGGAACTGACCCACTTGACATGATGGCATTTATGGCTAAATTGCTAGATGAGCAAAACGTTCCTGAAGAAGGAAGATGGTTCGTTGCACCACCTTCGTTCTACAATGAACTTTCTCAATCTGGTTCTAAGTTAATGTCTGTAGACTTTAACGCAGGTCAAGGCTCTATAAGAAATGGTCTTGTATCTAGTGGTAAATTAAGAGGATTTGACATGTACAAATCTAATAATGTTGCTGCTACTAGTACATGTACTGGCAAGGTTCTTGCTGGACACATTTCTTCTACTGCAACTGCTCAAACTATCATCTCAACTGAGGTCCTTAGAGACCCTAGTTCTTTTGGTGATATTGTAAGAGGATTGCACGTATATGGAGCTAAGGTCCTTAGACCAGAAGCTTTAGTCGGTGCTTTCTACACAGTAGACTAAATATAATTGGGGGAGTCTTCGGACTCCTCCTTTTAATATATAAAAGAGGTAAATATGTACGGAAATAAAAAAAAGAAAAAAATGATGGGTGGCGGTTACATGGATAGAAAAGAAATGATGTACGGTGGCTCATCTAAAAGAATGAAAAAAGCTCATGGTGGTGGAATTCATTACTATGACTCAATAGAAGATAAAGAAAGAAAGTGTAATGCTGCAGTAGGTATGAACACTATGAAAAGTTCTACAGATAAATAATGCAAGTAGAAGCACCAAAAGGTTATCACTGGATGAAGTCTGGAAAAGGCTATAAACTTATGAAAGACCCTAAAGGTGGTTATAAACCTCACAAAGGAGCTAGTAAAAAAGCTAGTTTTAAAATACAAAAAGTTCATAAAAAATAATGGCAACTACATATTTAGATTTAACCAATGAAATACTTAGGGAACTAAACGAAGTTCCTTTAACTTCTACAAACTTTGCAAGTGCTGTAGGTTTTCAACAGTTTGTTAAAGATTCTATAAACAAAGCTATTTTTGATATAGCAAATGAAGAACCGCAGCTACCTTTCTTTTCCGCAGGAGTAAGTGGAGCAACAGACCCATTTTATGGTAATACAACTGTTGCGACAGTAGCTGGACAAAGATGGTATACATTAAAAGCTGATAGTTCTAGCATAACTACAGACTTTGCATCTATTGATTGGGATGATTTTTATATTACGACAATCAATGTTTCTGGTGAGTCAGCTCCTTTTGTTTCTAATGGATTAAAACATATTAACCTTGAAGAGTGGCGAAGATTTTTAAGAGACCCAGAAAATTCAGATGATGCAAATACACAAGCTTATGGTGAGCCTAAATATGTATTTAAATCGCCAGATAGTAGAAAGCTTGGGTTAAGTCCAATACCAGACAAAGTTTATAATGTACACTTTTATGCATTTAATAGACCAACAGCATTAAGTGCTTTTGGTGATGAAATAGTTTTTCCAGAACAATACAGTAATGTAATTACAGCTAGAGTTAGATACTATGTGTGGCAATTTAAAGAAAGTCCACAACAAGCTGCATTTGCATTAGAAGATTATAAAAAATCATTAAAACATATGAAGTCAAGTTTAATTAATCCTACCCCAAGAGCTATGGTAGATGACAGACTTTATTATTAATTTATGGCACGTTCACAACCATATACAGTAGCATGTTCAGGAGGTTTAGTTACCGCATCAAATGCTATTGATTTACTTAAAACTCCCGGTGTAGCAACTGAATTAAAAAACTTTGAAGTTTCTACTAAAGGTGGTTATAGACGTATTAATGGTTTTACAAAATTTGGTGGTGGTAGTGCAGTACAACCTACTGGAAGTACAGCAACTATTTTAGGTGCAATACCCTATGCAGATGGTGTAGTTGTTTGTGCAGGTACAAGTATTTATTTTAGTCAAACTGGTACAAGTTGGATGGAAATAAATAGAAGTAGTGTTTCTGCTAGTGGTGTAACTAAAACAGCATTTGAACTTCTTTCAGTTTTAACTAGAACTAATCAAGCACAATGTCAGTTTGCTTTATTTGAAAGTGCTACATCAGATTATGGAACATTAGTTATTGCTGATGGAGTTAATAAACCTTATGCATTTAGAATGGAAGGTACAGGTGCATTAAATACTAGAACATTTTTTGGTGAAGAAATTACTGTTACAGGTACAAAAGGAGTTGAGTATATAACAGTACATGATAAACATTTAATAGCTGCTGGAGTAGAAGATAATTTAAATACTATATTTTATAGTGGTACTTTAGACCCAACAGATTTTACTAGTACTGGTTCTGGTTCGATTGCTTTAGAAGACCAAGTAAAAGGTATTAAAAGTTTCCGTAATGAATTATTTATATTTTGTGAAAACTCAATATTTAAATTACAGAATATAAATAATTCTAGTACGATAGCTGTAGTTCCAGTAACTAAAAACGTAGGTTGTTTAAGTGGTCATAGTATTCAAGAAATTGGTGGTGACTTAATATTTTTAGCACCAGATGGATTAAGAACAGTAGCTGGTACAGCAAGAATTGGAGATGTAGAGTTAGGAACAGTTAGTAGTAATATACAAAATATTCTTAGTGATTTAGCAGAAAGCATAAATATATTTACAATTAATAGCGTAGTGTTAAGAGAAAAATCACAATACAGATTATTTTATACAAATACTGGAGCTTCGGATGCTACACAAAGAGGAATTATAGGAACACTAAGACCTAATGGTTTTGAGTGGTCTGAAACTAGAGGATTAGAAGTTACTGCTATTGGTTCTGGTTTTGATAATAATGGAGTTGAGCAATATTATCATGGCGATACTAATGGCAATGTTTACTTACATGACAACGGTAATGATTTTAACGGCACTGCTATTTTAGCAAGATATACTACACCAGACTATGATTATGGTGATTTAGGAACTTTAAAAACTTTACACTTTCTTAGAGTTTCTATGGCAACAGAAGGTATTGCAGAACCTGATGTACAAATTAAATTTGACTTTAATAGTTCAAATATTCAACAGCCTTCGGATTTATTTGATTTAGGAGTTATAAATCCACCCTCATTATTTGGTGATGCAGTATTTAATACAAATAAATTTGCTGGACAAAATAATCCAATGATAAGAGTACCTCTACAGGGTAGTGGTACAAGTAATAATTTTACAATAATAAGTAATGATACAAAACCAAGTTACACAGTTAACGGACTTTACGTAGACTTTATACCTTCAGGTAGGAGATAATTATGGCACAAACATATACAAGACAGAGCTCATTTGCAGATGGAGATACTATAACTGCTGCTTTGTTTAATGATGAATATAACCAGTTAGTAAATGCTTTTGCATACTCTTCAAGTAGTGCAAGTTCTACTGGACACCGACACGATGGTACTGCTGCTCAAGGTGGTAATATATTTAAAATTGGTGATTTAGACTTTTTAAATAAAATAGAAGTTGATAGTTCTAATAATAGATGGGGATTTTATGTAGAAGTATCTGCTGCTGCTGTAGAACAAATTAGAATACAAGATGGTGCTATTGTTCCTGTTACTGACAGTGATATAGATTTAGGAACAACTTCATTACGTTTTAAAGATACTTTTACTGACTCAATAACTACTACAGGTAATGTCGATGTTGGAGGTAATTTAACAGTCACAGGTACTACAACTTTTAACGGTGGCACAATTACTATGGGTGATGCAGCAGACGATAATGTAGTATTTGGTGCAGATGTTAATTCAAATATTATTCCTAATACAGACAACACATACGACTTAGGAAGTTCTTCTCAAGAGTGGAAAGACTTATATGTTGATGGTGTAGCTTATTTAGATGGTATTAATTTTAATGGTACAGCAATTACTTCAACTGCTGCTGAACTTAACATTCTTGATGGGGTAACAAGTACTGCTGCAGAACTTAATATTTTAGATGGAGTTACAAGTACAACTGCTGAACTTAACATTTTAGATGGAGTTACATCTACAGCAGCCGAACTAAATATACTTGATGGTGTTACTGCAACTGCAGCAGAATTAAATATACTAGACGGAGTTACAAGT